TTGCGCAAAACTTCGTTCTTTCCTTCCCATCATGGTGGTGGCCCTCCTTCCGGTCTCATTCTGCCATCCTCATTTCTACCACCTTTTTTCGGGTTTTTCAACAGGCTGGACCGTTTGTTGAGACAAAGTGGTTTGTTTTTTCAGAATGCCATAGTCACGTCACGCACAATGCCGGGAGCAGAACTCCGTCGATAACGCGGAGGATGAGACTCTCATCGATGGGAAGTCCCAGTGCTGCGACATAATGAAATGCAATTGCAGGGAAGACTTCACTTATGATGTCGATGTCGATGCCTTTCGCGATCAGACCTCGTGAGACTGCGCGAGTGAGAACTCGTTCAAACAGTCCACTGACGGGGGAACCTATCGCGTCACGTGCAGCAGTTCGCAGAGCCGGGTCGTGTCGTGCAGCGGTGAGCAGACTTGCTAGTACGGCCATCCGACCGTCTTCCTGAATATAGGCCCCTGCACAAGCTAAGAGGTCTTCTCGAAGGTCTCCAGTGTTCGGCATCTCGGGTACTGACAAGAGTGCCGCGGTTGCGGCGACGGCAAGTGCTACTTTGCTTGGCCAGCGCCGATAGATCGTCGCCTTGCTTGCGTTGCACCGTTTTGCGACTGCATCCACAGTCAAACGCTCGAAGCCCTCCTCGATTAAAAGGTCTTGAGTGGCACGAAGCAGATCAGATTCAATGCCTGCGTCTAAGGGACGTCCCGGCACTCGTTGAGGTGAACTCATGCTTTTACTCATAATATGGATACTAGACAGTTTCGTTTCTATAGTATATAATAGAAACGGTTCAGTACAGTTTTGTTTCTGTTAGACAATAATGTATTGACTACTGTAACGTATCGACGACGCAATGTCAATGTGAATTCCTGAGCACTTCTCTCCTACCGAGATGAGAAGAAGACTTGCGTAAAGATTGGAGGCCAGTTGGTCTTCGCCTTGCGGTTCTGTGATAGGAGTCAAGAAGGCGATCAGGATTTCGATACCTGCCTTCATATGCAACACGTGTAAGGAGTATTCTCAATGGCAAAAGTCTTTCCCGGACGTTTTACGGCACAAACGGACGACGCGTTTGTTGTTTTCATTATTGGCATGCGTGTGAATAAATTCTTTGCCTTCCGCAGATGGATTCCCACTGTGATAGCGATGTTTCCGATGGTGCGTGCCCTCTTCCAGCATCCTGAGAAGGGCATGTTAGGGGCACAGACCTTTTTCTATTGGCCTGGTATTGCTCTTGTCGAGTACTGGCGCTCCTTTGATGATCTGGAGAAATTTGCCAGGGACAAAGGCGATCCCCACCTGGAAGCCTGGCGTCGTTTCAACAAACACATTGGCAGCGATGGCAGTGTTGGGATCTGGCACGAAACCTTTCTTGTCGAGGCAGGGAAGTACGAGGCACTCTACGGGAACATGCCCATTTTTGGTCTGGCGGCCTCAACCAATCATGTTTCCGCCATCGGGCGTCGTGAAACCGCACGGCGTCGTCTCGGTGGACAGAACGAACCGGCGATTGCCTCGCCATTGCCGCCTGCCGAATCAGAGTAATAGCAGCTTGATTGAGAGCAGTGCACCATCGGTTTCCTTTCTGGAAAGGACGCATTTCCGCTTGCTCAGGGAAGCGTCTGATTTCCACTCATGAAATGAACGGAAGGATGTACACATTCTCTTGAAACTACTGAAAGAGGAGAACGTAATGGACCCGATCCGTATCTTTCCTATTATTTCATGGATTCTTCTTCCAACAGTCATGTATGGAGGATACTCTCCGCTTGGTTTGACGGTGAAAAAGAATCCCTTCCTCACTGATTTTCGTGAGAAGTACTTCCGAGCAGGTCATGCACATGCAGGAGTGCTGCTCGTCATGTCACTGGTGTACTACGTTTTTTTAGGTCAGACCACGTTTCCTGCTGGTTTCAAACTGTTGTTATGCATCGTCTTATTGGTTGGGATTCTTGCGCAGTCAGGAGGATTTTTCTTGCATATGATGGTTGGTCAACCCGAGCGCAGTTCAACAGGAACGCTGATAACAACACTGGGAGCAGTAATGCTCGTATTTTCGACACTCTTTCTTGCCTATGGATTAGCGGCTGCTCATATTTAAAGAAAGAAGGAAACTCATAGTGACTACATATGTTTTCAACATAAAATGTGACAGCATGAGTGCCTCAAATTCTTACTCGAATTTTCTTACAATTTGAGACGATGGCGGTTTTTAGCGTATCACGCTGTTCGTTCACGTCAAGAGAGCGAAGCGACCTTGACTTGGCCTCACATGCGTGATCATGAGACGGTATGCCATTCGTCCTCAAAAAAAACACAGGTTTTTTGTTGCTTTCTGCCACATTTTTCAATTAACAGAACAATAAACAAATGTAAGAAACGAAAGTATCATTGTGTTAAAAATTCAATTATTGAAAACATACATACACCGGAAAAACTGCATTGATCACCGGAGCCTCATCGGGCATCGGAGCTGCATTTGCCCGCGAATTGTCGGTCGCTCCTACCAGGGCGATGCTTCGCGGGCAAAAAATTGCCGGAGTTGCTCTGGTGATACATGCTTGGACTGCGTCATCGTTTCGTACCTCGCATATATCTCTCTCGAACAACATCGTAAGAGAGCTGAGCTACGAGCGTTTTACTCGATCAGGCGAAAATACGGCAGTGTCAAGTCTACGCCGACGCTCTCGAACGTCACTCTTACCGCTACACCGACTGCAATGCGCTCACGTGGAGCGTCCACAATTCGCGACATCATGCGTGCCCCCTCTTCTAGCTCGACAATGGCAATGACGAAAGGCACATCCACTGCGAACGGGCCGAAGCCCTGGTGTGCGACCGTGTACGAATAGATCGTACCCTTGCCGCTCGCCACAATCCACGAAGGTTGATCCGCGTGGCAATGTGGGCAGATTGAACGCGGATAGAACACTCCCTTTAAACAGGCATTGCAGCGCTGGATGCGCAACTCACCCTGTGCCAGACCTTCCCAGTAGGGACGTGAGTCGCTATCCTGCTTGAGTATAGAAGCTGAAATGTCTTCTGGCATAGCGCATCAGTCCTTTCCCAAAATAACAGTAGCACCCGACGAGAGCACGCCGCCAGTTCCATGGGCAAGGGCAATACGCGCACCTTCCACCTGGCGTGGGCCGCACTCGCCACGCAACTGTCGCGTGGCCTCGATGAGCAAGAAAATACCGTACATTCCCGGATGGCAGTAGGAGAGTCCACCACCATTCGTATTCATCGGAAATGGGCCGCCGGGAGCCGTGCGCTGTCCGCTGACGAACGAACCACCCTCGCCGCGTCCACAGAAGCCCAGTGCCTCCAGCGTCATCACAACCGTGATAGTAAACGAATCGTAAATCTCAGCCACATCGATATCAGTTGTGGTCAGACCAGCCATAGCGAAGGCATCGCGTCCCGAAGCAACGGCCGCCTGATGAGTAGCCAGATCGGGCATATTCGCGATGGTATTGTGCGTGTGAGCCTCTCCGTGTCCAAGTACCCAAATGGGCGGATGGCCCGTGTTGCGTGCTCTTTCGGCGGTAGTCACAATGACGGCACCGCCACCATCTGTGACCAGACAACAGTCCAGCAAGTGCAACGGCTCGCATACTTGGCGTGAATTCAGCACATCCTCGATGGTAATTGGATCGCGCATCATCGCCTTCTCGTTCGAGACTGTCCGACAAATACGCCTTTTTGGTAGAGCAGCTCCTGGATTGACGGGAGTTGTACGCGGATATCATACGACATTTCCTGTTCGTTACGGTTGACCTTCTTGACGAGTACCACCACACCGAGCATCCGTAGGAAGTCGCGCTTTTGCTGGTAACTTAATTCTTCGCGGACCTCCTTGACCTTTTTGCACCAGACCAGAATGTCGCCATAGGCCTGGCGTTCACGTTCCTTATCATACGCTCCGGCCAGAATTTGCTGACGTTCACCCTCCAGCCGCTCGATGACCGCATTGGCATCGTCGAGCATTTTACGGATACCGGCGCGTGTATTACCCCGGAGTGTCCTATCCTGCAGGTCTTCGGTGTAATTGTCGGCAGCCTGCTGCCACTCGGTGACCGTCGCATCGACGGCACGTAAGTTAGCCTGAATTGTATCTGTCCGCGTCGCCAGTTGGATCGCCTGTTCGATGAGGCTGACGTGGTCGGCTAATTTGACCATCTCGGCCCAGATTTCTTTGTCTAGTTGGGGAGAGGGTACGAATTGGCCCTGGCAACCTTTATTGCGCTGGCAGGCATACAGCAGGGTTTCCGAGTTCCACCGACTATCCCGCTTCACGATGCCGATCATAGCGTGGCCGCACTCCGCGCACTTAATAAAACCAGCTCTCAGCAGGTAATACTCGGGGTGATGACCGTTACGCGCGGCGTCTTCTTGATTGGTAGCGGCGCGGGCCAATACTTTGTCATACAATTCCATGCTGAATATCATGGGATACGTACCATCAGGTAATGCGACAGGTGCTAAGTTCTGCTTCGCGCCTTTCTTCGGATTGACGAACATTTGAGCACCCGTACCGGTGTTACGCCTGTCCTCGAGCAATCTTCTAAGCGTGCGCGGCGTCCATTCGTGCTCACCGCTCGGCGACGGTACGCACTGATCAACTAACTGCTTAACGAGCGTCAAGCAGGGGATACCTCGGGCGTATTCTTCTGCAGCCCACTTGAGTATCTCAGCTTGGTCTTCATCAAGAATAAGATAGTCTTTAGCTACGGGGTTATGCCAGCACCAGCCATAGCGCGGGTTCTTACCGCCGACGATCTTACCCTCTTTTGCTTTATTAATCCGGCCGGTGATGCCCCGATCCATGAACTTCTCGCGCTCCATCTCCCCGACGAAGGCTAAAACCATGCGGATAAACTTACCCATCGGCGTATCATCAATGTTTTCTTTGACGCAGTATAAAACGACCTCATGGTGCTCCATCTCCTCCATGAGAATCGCATTATGCACCTGGTTGCGGCTTAAACGGTCTAAATTACGGATAACGACGCCTTGGATTTTTCCCTCGCGGTAGCGTTGCCGCATCAGGTCGAGCTTGGCTCGTTCCCGGTACTGGTAGCCGGAAAACACTTCTCTATGCACTAAGCCAATAGTTAAACCGTTTTCCTGGCAAAACTCGCGGCCAGCCCGTTCCTGTTCATCGAATGAGCTATTTTCTTCCTGTCCATCGGTAGAAACTCGACAGTATATGTCCACTATAGCCAATCATGTGTCCCTTTCTAATGATCTAGTGTCAGTGTCTAACTGTACGATAGTTATTTAGTGCCGGTGCGGATTCGGCTGGTAGCCCTCGTGGTAATACACCGGCTCGCCGTTCTGGTCGAGGGGTGTTTCTTCAGCGTGCCGGTAGCGCACTACCCTTAATTCCTGCTCGGTTACTTTGCCGCGCAGGAATACGAACACACCAAAGATAATCACTGCTAAAAGACTCAGACCCACCCACTGCCGGTAATCCCAGAGTGCCAGAAACAGGAAACTATACAATATTGTTACACATACTACCACAATGCATACGATAATGAGCGTCAGCTTTCCTTCGCCGTCCATATCGCCTCCTAGCGGTAGTACTCGGGCTTTGGAGAACGCTCTACAGTGATGTATCTACTTGGTGGAATAGATCGGGGAGCGACTGTTGGTACTACTACACCATCCGTGTATCGCTCCGATGGTTCGATGTAGCGTTCCAGCCGTCTAATACGCCGTGATAATGGCACGAAGTACCAGGAACGCACGAAATACAGACAGAGAAAGAAGCCGATGAATACCGCGAACAAGAGCAAGCCGCACGGCACGAGAAAAGCGTTCATATTATCTTCCCCCTAATCGTCCACTCGGCTTCCTGGGCGGTCAGCCAACCGTGCTCATACTGCTCTCTGACATGTCCGATTGCCTGCTTATCCGTATGGCAGGGACAGTCTTCATCAAAACAAAACGGTCGCTCTTCAGTGTGGTACTCATAATCTACAGGGATGACCGGAATAAAGTTGTCGGCATAGGGCCGCAACTCTCCGGCCTGCCGTTCGGGTTGAAACATGTTCCTCTCCTTGCCAGGAACGCCCATATGTGGATTACTACCATACAGGCCGCGTACTACGAGGTCAGCGTGATGCTAACTCTCGATTCCGTCAAGAGCAGTGAGTTAGCATCATTTAGCTTTCTAATTACCCATTTTCAGGGCTAATCAGTCTGTATCCAAAGTATACCCGAATATTGCGGGATTTTGCAAGGTTTTACAGGGGCAATCATTGACAGGCGGGATTTGCACAACTATAATAATTCAAATTTTTTAGAGGTGAAATGCGTGAGTACAACGTGGCTGAGCGTCCAGCAGGTCGCTGATGAGCTGAATTTATCCGTCGAGACGATCAGGAATTATATCAATCATCGTGACCCGAAAGAGCGGTTGAAGGCCGCCAAATTCGGGCGCGATTGGCGGATTAAACGCGAAGAACTGGACAAGTGGATCGAAGCACATCAGAACGTGCAGGATGATGAGGGATAGCTGGAGGCTTTCTTATTTCACGACATCAACAACGGCGACGCGGCCTGCCTTTAAGATGACATCGGTCGCTGTAAACACCTGCCTAATGGCTGCGTCGGGGGGACGTTCACCATCTAACCAATCTTGTATGTACGCTCGGCTCACCGAGGCTGTCTGTTCGTCCAGGCGGCCTGCTTCGTTTAGGGTAAGGTAGGCCGTAGCTTCCGACTGAAACTCTTGGATACCTCGGTGCATCGTCATGTCCGGCTGCGACCTGTGAAGGGTATGCCCGAGTATCACGTGGGCAAGCTCATGTATGAGTGTTTTCGTCGGATTGGTCGCGATCTCGCTGACGGCGATATTCCGGTCGTAGGAGTAGCCGTGAATGTTGGGGTTGAGTGAGCGAAATGGCACGCGTCGTATTTTGAGCCGTTCAAGTGCCGTGTTTTCGTCCCATTCCGGCAGCTGCACAGGCGGCAATGGTTCGCCTGTCGTTTCAGATAAGGTGTATATGCACTTAACAGGCTTAAAGCCGACTAGGGTCGGTTTGACGTTGCCTTCGTCGTTTTTCTTATCGACGATTACAGGTGCAATGATTTCTTTCGGACGGCTGCCCTGTAGGACCGTGCGCCCTATAGCCGCCCAGCGCTTTTTGGTAGCAATGGGTTCGGCAGTCCCCTGCATCCGGAGGTAAAGCATGTTAAAAAACGAATAGTTATGGAAGCGGTCGTACTGCCCCATGAGATTGCCCGGAGCAGTCAGCGCCTCTTCCATGATTTTGGCCCAGTCTATGGCTCGTTTCTCTGGTGGTCGTTCGTGTGACATGACGACAGTCTAACTCTGGGGAGGTGGAGAGCAAGTCTGAGAATAAGCTTTTTTTTACGGCCGAATTTTTTTTGAGGTTTGGTTTTGAAGGGAACTAGATAGAAGACCCCCTATTTCTGTGTTTCTAGCCACATAGGGGGCACCTTACGAATTGCGCGGATCAGTAATCTCTTTGTTCGCTGCAAGGTTTTTCGTGTCCGTTGCTGCTTCGTTCCCGATATTCCGATGTTTCCAGTTCCTATTATCCAGTCACTAAAAAATTCGGCCCGACAAAAATAAAATTTGGTCGGTCGTTACTGTCCTGGATTGTTAAGGAGCACAGTGTCGCATGATTACGTCACCGGATCGCAACGGCAGCCATCTAGCCCTCGTAGAGTTTGTGAAGAAGCCCATTTAACGTCCGGCTCCTCGGGTCTAAGTAAGCGAGTTTCAGCCTACAACTCTCAACCCTTTACCCCAGGACTTGACACGAGAGAGTGTGCTTGCTAATCTAAAAGAGATTAGGGACCACGAAGCCACTCGCAAGAGTGGTTTTCTCTTGTGTCCATGCAAGTGTGGTCTGATTAGGGACCAACACTTACCCTCATACTAGCAGACGTGTTATGTGACGGCAATAGCAGTGCCATATAGCCAGGTGCGAGATAAAAATGATCAACTGTCTTCCCCGTCCGCCTTCCGACGGTACTCCCGTGACTTCTTACGGAGATAGAAACTGACCCAAGCAGGAACAAGACTGGTACCTAACACCTCCAGCGCAACCTCTATATTTCCTGCAAGTATTTCCATGAGAGCTATAGTCTCTCCTGCGGCTGCAAAGACTACAAACACCAGCGACCACTTTACATACCAAAGACCTTCCTTGAGAAGCCGCAGCTCTTCTTCTAACCGTTCGAGTTCATTCATATCAGTTTTTGGCCACAATTTGAAAATCTTGTACTGGCCGCGTTACAGCATAAATGATAGCCACCGCTTCAATTAAGCATGACACCGGCACTAATAAGCCCGAATATATCCATATCAGAACCTTATGCCAGACGGGTATATCCGCACTGGCGACGTTTCGATACGCCCCGACTAAGTAGACGCTGACAATGCTACCGGCCATCAATTCGGCTATATAGGCCAGCACAAACGGAATGTGCGAACCGCCGGAAAAGAAATTGTAAATAGTTACCATCAGACCTAACCAAGCGATTTGCGATAATATCAAAGCCAGTCCGAGTGGAAAGCGTTGCTTGAGACTGACCGTCTTGTCCATGATTAATAATTGTAATCCGTTCATCCACCGCCGCCGTTGTTTCAGTAGGTCGCCAATCGTAAACGGTGATTGCTCCCGTATCGAGCCATTAATCCAATCGAACTTGACCCCACGTTGAGAACATTTAAGGGCAAAATAGGCATCCTCAGTAATCGAACCTCTGCCGCCTAAATCGAAGCCGATCCGCTTTTCTACCAGACTATGCACCACAAAATAGCTGCCGTGCATCCCGAATAACGGCCGTTTGAACAAGGCGTACTGCAACCGAAAGCGTCCGAGATCATCGCCGGTGCGTACGGCATCAGCGGCGGTGATCAGGAAGTTTTTACCATAGCCATGTCCGTTGTACTGTATCTCACCCTGCCCGATGCGGATTATGTCACCAGAAGCTATAAATTTAGCAATTCCCTGGATGGCGGCTTGAGTGATCATTGATTCTTCGTCCATATGAAGCAGCCAAGTATCAATGGAAGCGGCCCGCTGCACCGACGCGTAATGAAGTGCCCTAGCTTTATACTTGGCCCCCTTAATCGTGGCGTACGCCGCTGGCACTATAACGTGTTGATCCGCACCAACAGTTACTGGTATGTCAGTGATCGCTTCGATAGAGTACGGAATACCGGATGCGTCTAGCACCTTGCGTGAGGCAGTGATGGCTCTGGCAAGCGCCTTGTCATTCTGCCCGCGCGAAACGTAGACTAGGCGCAAGTGTTTGGATATATCCCACGTGACGTGATTGCGGCGCTCATGGTGCCAGGGGCTACCAGTGATGAAGCCAAGCACGTTAGCTGCCACATACAAACCGGAGGCGAACCACAGGACTTTAACGATTGACAGGACGGTACTGCGGTGGCTGCTCTGAGGAATAGTGAAGAACAGCAAGGCACTGACGATAATGGGGAGTAGAACTGAGCCGTAGTAAGCGATGTAGTGTGCGAGGTATTTCATGAGTATAGAAGTGTTATATTATTTCTTCTTGGGCTTTGCGACGCACCCATTCAGATAACGTAAGCTCTTTGGTGGCGAGCTGTATTTTTAGTAACCTGAACAGGGGTGGTGGCATATAGACTACTACGCGCCGTGGCTTCATAACCCTATAGTATATATATGTCACATATGCCACAAGTATTTTCTTTGTATTCCTGGGTATAAACTGTATATGGCCCAGAAGTAAACGTAGGACAGGTTTAGAGTGACGATGATGAGGAGGTCGTCTCTATCTCTTTACTGCAACCGTCACAAATTACTGTGGTATTTTTGCTCATCATTCTTTTTGCTCATCTGCTTTCAATAATTCATTTCTAAGCGTCCCTACTATCCTGTATATCTGCCTAGCTTCTTCTAAAGTGCGGATTTCGCCGTTATGGTAATCATGGCCTAGTTGGTGACTTATATAAGCGTAGACCTGGCTTCGTCCCATGAGCCTAGATTCCCAGATAGAGTCAAGCAGAGCATGGATTTTCTTACGGGCGTTTGATATCTCGGGCGTAGCTATAACGCCTAACGGCCGTGTCGGGTTAGCTGTCTTATGATGGCAACCGACATAATTGCCGCAAGTGTCGCACTTCCAGATGGGCAACTTATACAGATCAGGTCGGTGCGGATATATTTCAGCTCCATCAGTTAACCGAGCTTCAACATCTTTCTGGCATCCAGTGCAGTAAATCTTCATTATTTGTCCTCATGTGCTTTGCTGGTGATTGGTGTGGCGAAGTCCGGCCAAGCATTCATCTCACCACTTTTTTGCCTCATCGTTCAATAGTCTGGCTGTCTTTTTGGAGATGTCTCCATTGCCTAAGTGAAACACCACTCCTAAACATGAGAACGAAGACTCACCGTACATATAACGTTCGTGTGCTTTAGCTTTTCCAATCAGCTCCGCCTTTCACGCCGCCTCTTCAATCTTTGCTTGGATAATTGCCCATTTAAGTATTTCGTCCAGTTCCCCGCCTATAGCGTTATTTGCTATACTTGGATGTTGATGGAAGTGCGTGGACGAGCCTAGTTGCTCATTGCAGTCCAAAGCGCCATCTTTTTTATTAGAAAGCTTTTTTTGGCTGTCCGGTGTCATATATTATCCATCTCCTCGTCTATTAAGGCGGCAATAGTGTCGAGAGCATCGTTAAAGCCAGTTTTTCAGTCAAGCAACATAGCAGCATGTTTTTCGCCTATATTATCGCTATCAGCTAGATACTCTTTTGTTTTTAACGCCCTCGGTGGTACCCACTTGATACTCAAAATGGGACCCTCCTTTCGATTTTCGATGAACCAGTGATACCCAAAACGGGACCCACTCCACTGTATTCTCAAGCAGAGTGTACATATCGCAATCAAAAAGAACTCGGCAGCATCACGCTACCGAGTTTCCTCCTCTCCATGTGAGTGGGGCTACGGAGGTCACAAACTGGCTTGTCCCGGTGGAGGGATACCACCGAGCTGTTGCAGCTTGGGAAAAGCAGTCTCAGATACCAGCCCTCTGCGAATGGAGGGAGAAGCAGCAGGAAAGCCCACTCCTCATCTTATCGCTGCGCCCATAATCCAGTATCCGTAAAATTCCGGAAATGGGTCGCCTTACCGTTGCGCATGGTTAAGATGTGAACAAAGGGGGCCACGAACGACGTTCCGCTTGCTTTTCCTTTGCCCCGGAATTCACCCAGGACAAACACCCGATCCCCAGCGTCAACGAACTCCCGGGGGACAACCGCAAACTCCTCGTAATGCGTGGGAATGGGGGCAAAGACCTCTTCGGCTACTGCCTGCACCCCCCGATGGAGGCCAGCATCATATAAACCAGATGCTTGAGGCTCGTCCCACTCAATGTTGGGGTCCATAGCCGCCTGAACGGTCGGGATGTCGCCTCGGGCGAAGGCCTCGTACATTCTCTGTGCGAGAGTCAGATTTTCCTGTGACATGGAATGTTCTCCTTTCTTAAGGATGTTCATGCAGGAGAAGCGTCTCTTCCCCGGTTGGAATGGTGATAGCATCTCCATCCACTCTGTAAACGATGAGGGAGAACATTTTTCGGCTACGGATTGCTGATTGGGTTGGAGAAAAGCTGCCTGCTATTTCAGCATTTTCAACAGGTTGTCACCACGGTAGGAAAGACCCTGGGTTCATGGCAATAGTTTGTAAGCAAGCAGCACACTTACTGTGGGGGAGAGCCGAACGTTCATTATCAAAAACACTCTTTAACCTCAATATCTTTCTTCTCCCCCAGCACCTTTTCCTTGAGAGAGAAGACGCTCTTTGTCATGCCGTATAAATATTATATCTAATGCAACATCGAACGCCTTATGCCCACAGTGAGGGCAACGCAAGCTGTACAGTTTCCCCATATCATCTTCAACCTTACCCATAGCTATTTGGTCTCCGGTTCGGGGTGGGATGTACTATGTTCTAAACCTGCCCTACAAATGCGTATCAGTTCAGTCAAATGCTCTTTGCAACCTGAAATCAGTACGTTAGCTCTACCAACTCTGATATAGGTATAGGCTACCGGCAACGGTTGGGTTACATCCGCACTCAGTCCAATCTCCGTACCAGGCGTATCACGAATAGCTTGTTCGCATTTAATACAGCTCATCCTCTACTTTCTCCCTTCTGTGGTAGGGGCAGTACGAGCTTTAGCTAACTTTTCCTTAGCACCTCTACCGCAACAATCATCTATGGTTTTACCACCATCATGTGAACTGTATCCGCATTCGCACCACCATGTATAGGTTGGTGAAAAAGTATCAATTACAAAATTACTGCTTTCCCATTTATGCGTATGCTCGCTCATTATTTCTCTATGCCTCCTTAGCCAGCAGGTTATGGTGTTCCCAGATGTTGCCGATGACTTCGCAATCATCAAAACCATCATGATAAGTAAGCTCACTATAGCGCATGTAGTCGAAGTTAAACCAAAATCCAGGGTGCATACTTCCACCACTATCCCAATTTAGATCGGTAAAGTACTTTACTTCAGCAATGGAACCTGTAACCCTACAAATATCCCCCTCATAAATCTCTGTGCCATTTTTATCCAACAGTCCGGTGAATTGCATTATGACCAAATCGCCGCTTGCGATAGCCTCGTCATCCCAAAGGTAAAGGTGAGCAAAGCTACCTAGAGTTTCAATATCCGGTGAGCCTTGCACTGCCATATGACGCTCAGATTCATCAAGCCAATATTCTGAGTGTTCATCAGCCCAGCGTTTATCCCAAGCCCTAAATTTTATTACCCTATTCACAATTCCGCCTCCTTAGTTACTCGCACTCCTTAAAATTGTCCCATCCGGCGCATGAGTAGCCGCCTAATTGCTTGGGACAGATACCTAACAGGTGGCGGATTTTCTTGAATAGCATATGGTTTGCAGGCCGGTTCGTAACCTTTGTCTTATCCAGAATCTTTTGATAGCTCATGCATCACCTCCACTCCCATATATCTGTTGCCCTTTATCCGTAACCGTGAAGCGGGCGTTCTTGCCGTCCGGGTGCATCGAGTATTCTCCATCCTTAGTGACAATGCCGTTCCGCACGTTTACCTCGAAGCCGACCTGCATCGCCAGTACGCTATAAGCTTTGGCGATTTCCTCGATGGGCATGGCTATATTGCCGCTGAAGTGCATCGCCACGCCGAGTAAGTGGGTAAACGATTCTTCGTCCTCTATATGTTCCTCGCTGACCCCGCCGATCACGTTGGCGACCTGCTTTAAACGTTCGTCAGGGATGGTACTGAGCCAATTGTCAAAGCTGGGGTAACCTTGAGCTTCTGTTAAGATATCCTGTTGGGGTTGGGGGGATTGTTCGCTCACCTGCTTCCTTTCGCTTGCGCCTCTTTATACACTTTCAATATCTCGCGGATGACAAAGGCGAAACTCATAGGATTACCTTTTTGAGCGGCCAGCTGGCGTTTGATCGCTTCTAGCTCGTTATATTCCGGCCGGTAGACGCGTAAGGTGATGAATCTGTCTGTTTTTTGGACCATTGCTTTGCTCCGGTTACATAGTTGCTTACATAACCAAGCATACTACGATACCGAAACGCACAGCGGCCAGTTAAGAGGAAAGCCTGCCTGTTCATCCCTTGCCTTTCAGCTCCGGATGTGCTTCTACATAAGAGTTCACGATCTCACGCATGGCAAACGGGCCGCTGACCGGAACACCCTTGTTGGCTTCCATGTGTTGTCTGATCGCCTGGATAATATCAAATGTCTGATTCAGGACCATGATAGTCTTGTGAGTTGATTGTCTGTCCGCCATTAGTTTCCTCCTACAGGTGCGGTCATGTAATTAAGCGCTAAGAAGATTCCTGCCAGGGACAGGATGGCCAGTATCCAGATAAAGATAAGTGATTTCATTGCTGTTGCTCCGTTGGTTCGTGTGTCATGTCTCCTCTTTCCTTAAGGTACGCCGTCAGCGCCTGGTGTAGATTGATGCGTACTTCGCTGACAATTCGAGACATACTCTTCTTGCCGCTTAAGAAATTAACAGCGTCAAGCCCAGCTTCGTCCATGATCTTATAGAGGTCAGCAGTCGGGTCGTGCATTATCTGCCTGCCAACGGTGATGTAATATTGAGAAACATGATGACGATGATGCCGAACAGTACGAGTGCTATTGTCCAGATAAAAATAAGTGATTTCATTAATTGTTAAGCCCTTCTTTTATGCTTAGTTCTAAGGTCGCCATCCACCGTATAGTCGCGCCGACACTGATATTTTGGCCGGTGCGTTTTTTGATGTATTCTGCTCGACGCTGCAAGGCTCTGAAAGTTTCGTCATCAACTCTCGGTTTGTGTATCTTGGTCACTTGGTCGCTCACGCTATCCTCGCTACCTTTTGTCCGAGAAAATTGAGGTGCAGGACATTTAGATTGCAGTTTTCGCACCACACCTGCAGACCTAGTTTCGTAAAACCGACTGCCAACTTGCCCGACATACAATTGCGACAATGCATATATGTACTAATCTGTAAGTCGTCAGGTTTAGGGTTAGTTTCTTCTTTGCTCATTTCACCGTCTCTGCCAATTTCTTAAAGAATTTCCACGGCATATCACCTATTTCAGCACTATCGTAGCCTTCAAGGTTTTCCATACCGTCCTTCATTCCGAGCGTCAGGAAACATGCAGGCGAACAAACGTCAAAGTATTTATAGCTCTCGCAACTGTCATTGCCCCATCCGCTATGGGCACGGCTATAGTTGAACCAAGTCTCTTCGTAAACGGTGTAGTCATTCTCAATAGCGCCGCAGTTATCGCACTTGTGGCCGACAACGGTTTTCTTAAAAACTTGTTTCTGCTCTGTGATCTCGCTCATACACCTCCTGACATCTCAGTAATATTCAAAGTTCATGCCGCTTCGTTTATCGATCTCGACCTTGATTCGTTGTGGGCGCGTGGTTCGCTTCGTTTGCTTTATGCGTATTTTCATCGTTCAAGCTCCCGACATACACCGTTTATAAGCTCTGCTAGCTTTTCGGTCGTAATATTTGTGCCAAGGTTCAACTTCTCGCCAACGTAACCCGCAAACTTTTCAGTACCATTCAGCTCAAAGCCGAACATGCCGAAGTGCGATACTGCTACAAAGAGATCGGTCATGGAGTGCATACCTCGTTGCAGGTGGCCGTATTGTAGAGGCTTGTATGCCAGCAGAATATCTAGTTGCGTCCCTTCCTGATCGGTCCAGGCGAAGATTATAGGGTCGTGGTTGCTTAAGTGGCTTGCAAGACCTTTATATGTCTTTTCGCTATTGAATACCGTCTGATATTCGTCCTGGTCAACGGTAGCCGGGTTCATTTGACGCTAATCCTAATCTGCCCTAAGTACCCATTTTTGACTCTCGCTAATATCTCGTCACGCATCTTCCATCCCTTCTCATTGTTATCTTCAGCACACAGTACTCCCGACGGTTACACGGCACCATGGTCTCGGGCTGGTAACAAGCAATCACGCAAGGTGACTGAGTTTGACCCGCGACCGCTGATACTACGTTCGGCGGCTTACTGGGTGGGGTTGCGCCCATAACTGCCGGGAATACTGTGGGTTGAATTGTTAAACTACGCTCCTAAAAATTCTGCTATGTTGTTCAGTTCTTCTGTAACGTGTCCGAGGCTGCCGACATCGGACCAGTTCTTTGGCCTGCCGTCATTGTGGTATTCGTTGACCTTATTCTTTATGGCTGCAAGCACATCCAGTATTTCTTGGTAGTCTTGCTCGAAGGCTTCTTGAGCTGTTTGCTGGGGTTGTGATTCGGGGGTGTGTTCCATGCGGGGTTCCTGATTAGGGTGATACGTTGAACTCCAGTGCACGTCGCCAGCGGTAATGCTCGCTGCATAGTTTTGCTTACGCCAGGTGTTATCGTTATGTGCGAGGCACGCCCGACAACTAGCACTTGGTTTCCTGAATACGTCTGCTCTGATTACTACTGACGATGTGAGCTGGAGTTGTTAATGAACTTGGTTCTTTGGCTGTTCACGAGTCGAACGTGATTACTTCCTTTCAGCCCATGTGAGCATTTTTCTGCCTTACTCGGGGCGGTAGTCTATCGTAATACCGGCATGTAGCCACGGCTGATTAAATCTGCTAGCTCATAAACTGTGACTTGCCCTGTGTATTTCCCTTGCGCGTTTTTCATGTCGTGTTCCTTTCGTTTATTTGTCTATAAACTAATACTATATGTTGCATTAACATATGTCAACATGCATTAACATATACAATAGATATTCCTGTGCATAACTTTAGACACCAAAAAACCGCCCTGAGTAGGCGGTTCGTTACTGTTTGACGTTTGTCTCGATTACTCTCGCAGGGTGATCCAGACCCTTCTATTGTATCAAGTATCAGTCAGTTTTACATTGATTTACTCAAGCATAATTTCTACACATTACGTGCTACTATGTAACGATGAAACAGAAGCGAGCCTATAGATATCGATTTTATCCAACTGTCCAACAAACGCAGCTCTTTGCGCGAACATTTGGCAGTTGTCGGTATGTCTATAACTGGGCGCTCCGTCTGCGCACTGATGCATATTATGACAGGCAGGAACGGTTATACTACTCAGATCTTTCTGCAGCACTTACAGGACTAAAAAAGCAGGATGATAAGGTATGGCTCAACGAAGTATCATCTGTTACCTTACAACAGACTTTGCGTAATCTAGATAGAGCACTTCTCAATTTCTTCGCTCGGCGTAACGAGTACCCTAACTTTAGAAAGAAGTGTAACCGTCAATCTGCTGAGTTAACTGGATCTGCTTTCAAGTGGGATGGAGAACAGTTATTCCTGGCTAAAATGGGTGGCCCACTCGCTATCCGTTGGTCGCGCCCTCTGCCGGAAGGCAGTAGACCAACCACTGTTAGTGTCTCTAAGGATACGGCCGACCGCTATTTCGTATCGATCCTAGTCGAACAGGATATTACACACTTGCCCACCAATGAGAATACCGTGGGTGCTGACCTAGGTCTGAAAGACTTCGTAGCCTTATCTACCGGTGAGAAGATAGGCAATCCCAAATTCTTCACTAAAGACGAGAAAAATCTTGCGAAGGCTCAGGGACGTCATGCTAAGAAGCAGCCTAGTTCTAACAATCGAAACAAGGCTCGCCTCAAAGTTGCTCGCATCCATGCTCGTATAGCCGACCGCCGCCGTGACTTCCTGCACAAGCTCTCGACGCGCTTGATCCGTGAAAACCAAACGGTCTGCGTGGAGAGTTTGTCGGTGAAGAACATGGTGCATAACCGAAGCCTTAGTAAGGCTATTAGTGACGTTGGATGGGGTGAGTTTATTTCGTTATTGGAATATAAGGCTGAGTGGTACGGTAGGCATCTCGTCAAAATTGACAAGTGGTACCCTTCCAGCAAACGCTGTTTCAATTGTGGACATATTCTTAACTCCTTAACACTTGATGTAAGACATTGGACATGTCCTGAATGTGGCATTGTCCATGATCGCGATGTTAATGCAGCTATGAATATAAAAGCGGCAGGGCTTGCCGTTTACAATGCTTCTGGAGAGGCTGTAAGACCTGGGCGGATTCGTTCCAATCGGGCACGCCTCAATGAAGGAAGAATCCCTAGCTTTCAAGCAAGGTGAACGTCACTGTATCAGAAGACAGAATCCGATAAAGACAATAAGTATCATCAGACCGAAAACGAAGTTAAAGACGTGGTAGGCGGCAGCGGTGACAAGGATAGCAGTCACGCCGAGAGCTCCCATGATTATAGCCGTTTCGGTTTTAGACAGTATCGGTTGGGATACTGGTAAGGTCTGGCGTGACGTTGCTGGCTGGCGACGTGTAGTCGGACGTGGATTCGGTAGCTGACGGCTGGATGTCCGTGGTTTGACCGTTTTCGATATTTTGCGACGCGTGTGTTTCTGCATAATGCCTGCATATGTAGTATATGGCATTAGCGTCTAAATCACTGTTTAGCTCGTTGGTAAGCTGCCTATCATGCTTCATCATGCCGATAGCTTCATAGACCACTGCCAGCTGCTCGTCCGTGAAGCGAACACGTAATGGTTTCAGACCGTCGTCATCTTTGGGTTGCTTCTGGTCTGGTTCCGGTTCAATAGTTGGCTCGACTCCCACTTGTTCGAGTAACTTGATAATCTCGTCTTCCGACTGGCCGGTAAGGGCCAAAAGTTCGTCGCCGTTTTCGAGCTGCGACAACTCATAATTCACTTGAGCTAATAGGTCTTCGTCCCAACTTCCTTCTATACGGTTAGCGCTAATCGCCGCAGCTGCTTCGGTTCCCTCATCCCAATCGACGAGTCTGTACGGGTAGAGCTCATTGTCGTGCTCAACATAGCCTATCGCAATAGTACCCTGCTTATTGGGCGAGTCGAAACGCTGCGAGATTACTACGCGCTTCTGACCGCTCAAGTTCTCAAAAGCGCGTTTTCGCATGTGGCCGCCGACTAAGTGGCCGGTACGCTGGTTCATGATTAAGGAGCTCAAATCGCCGAATTTTTGGATTGAACGTTTCAGTGCCTCAAAATCTTGTTCACTTATTTTTCGCGGGTTTTTTGGGTTGGGCTTCAGGTCGTCAAAGTTTGCTAATTCCATACGTCATAGTATACATATATAAGCTCTGCTAAAATAGTACCCAAGAGGCACTAAAAACGCCTCCAGACCGACTAAAGCCAATGGAGGCGCTATGAAGAGTATATCAAAAGTATGTGATGTTGAGGGATGTAACTCGACGGCTATTCGAAGATCCCTATGCTCGGCTCATTATCACAGATTAGTACGCTACGGGTTACCATGTGGTAAACCCTCACCTAAGTTAAGACGTTCAAGGCCGGTCTGTAGCATAGACGGTTGTGAAAACTTCCAGAATGCACATGGCTTGTGCGGCCTACATGAAATGCGAAAAAAGAGAACCGGCGATCCACTTAAAATTACAAGAGTCGTGACTGCGCATAAGATGTCTAGATCGGGGACATATAGATCGTGGCAGAAGGCTAAAGATCGCTGCTACAACCCTAACAACCTACGCTATGCTGACTACGGCGGGAACTCAGTCGTGATGTGTGCTGCTCTTAAAAACAGCTTCATAGCTTTCTATAAATTGATGGGCGATAGACCACCGTACACCACTTTAGACAGGAGAGATGCCGCCAGCAATTACAGTTGTGGTGAGTGTAGCGAGTGCGTTGCGAATGGGTGGGCAATGAACATGCGTTGGGCAGATGCATCTACCCAGTCTCACAATAAGCGCACGTGGGATAGGTATAAGGGGATAGAAAGGAACGGTTCTGGCTATGCAGCTCGGATTCAGCGTAAAGGTGCTCGTTATTATTTAGGTACTTTTCGAACAGAAGACGAAGCTTTTAGAGCATACAAGAATAAGTCAATTGAGCTTTTCGGAGAGGAGAACTTGTAGCCGTAATAAACAAAATCAGGGCTTGCGAGAAGCCCTGATTAGGTGAAGTTTTGTTTTCAGCCATTTCTGGCTAGGGTTTTTGATGTTTGTTTTTGTGAACGTTTTGGTTTTGTGTGTTGGTGTATTTTGGTTTTTTCTCTTACCGCCCGGTAAGATACCCATATAGTAGCCTAAGCAAATGCCACTTGCAAGAGGTAAATAATTGTTACATGCCATACATTTTATTTATACTGTGGATAGTTTTTCAGCGTCTCTTTGGGCCTCTGAACACATTTTTTATAGTTTCTGCATAAAATAGCATTTTTTGTCACGACCGCAAAAATCGCAGCACGTCCGCCCGAACACGAACCGGCTCGCGCCACAACCGCTTTGCTTTAATTCTATAAATCTGCCAGCCTCGTTCGCGCAAATAATCTTCGCGTTCCTGGTCGCGCACTACGTCCATGCGTGACGTGTGAAATGCCTGACCATCGATTTCTATAACTTTGTGGTAAGCCGCATTGGGTGTTGCGAAATCTGCGAAAAACGGACCGATCCGCACTTCTCTTTCAATTAGCTCGCTTTTCAACACTCGCCCCATCCACAGCCAGGTCAACGGAAAGCCTGTTCTTATTGAACGTATAAAAGGAACCGGCAATGACCAGCCGCCCATGATCCGGACGAAACGCACCTCAGCTGGCGATGGATAGCGAAGCCTAAGCTTGCGTCGTCGGTTACCCCGCCAGCGCACGTACCGGTCATGCATTTTGCGACGTGGCTTTTGGTATGGGCCCATGTTACTCACTATACCCGAAATCCTGTTAATATTTGCTGCTAAGCGTCATAAACTTCCACTTTCCTAATGCCCAAAAAGAATAGATATACGAGAGGCAAACAGTAGCCCTCATAAACATAAAAGGAGCATGAATCATGACACAGCCAACCGTCGCAGAACTGGAGCAGGCGTGGAAAGACCGCTGCGCCAAAGGTAACCTAAGCCCCGCCATAATCGGCATCGGCAAAATCCGCATTATGGGTAAGAGCGGTGACACCGCTATCCAGTTTCCCCGTATCGCCAGCTTAGAGGCACTTGGAACCCTCCAACCCGATGAGCAATATGCAGTCCAAGCTGCCCAGCGTATCGTCGAACAGGCACGCGAACAGCAACGCACGGTCTTCGCGGTTACTCCTGGGCAGACACCAGAACGCCTGACTGACTTCCGACCAGACGCCGAATCCTTGATGGTCGTCGCCCGTGTGGCTGGCGGCTGATTGTAGCGGGTGTCGGCTCTACCGGCACCCTTCCCGTAGGAGGTGTGTTATGCCGCGAAGTTTAGTCCACGGTGACTACTCATTACTCATCGCCATCGAATCATCGTCACGGCCTAATAGCTGGTATCGGGTACTCGCAGATAGACGTCGTGGCACCCTATCGTGCGATTGTCCCCCTTGGGTCTTTAACAGAAACCGTAGCGTTGAAGGTGTCCGCTCCTGCCAGCATACCGACTTCGCGCAGCTACTTATGAGCGGCAGGCAGATTCAGCACGGTACGGTCAATACCAGTACGAACTCTCCACTCCTGACCGCAACCCGTCAACAGTGGCTTGGACTACGTGGCGACTGGCAGATTGAACAGACCGATACAACGATTAGGACCAATCGCTACCACGTCGTACTCCTTAATCTGGCATTGGGCAACGGCGGTAGTGCTACCGGCGTGGTGGCTTTCGCGAACCAACACCGCCATAGCGAAACCGAGATGATCGCTGGCGTGGCTGGTTGGGCAGGATATGCGGTAGCTAGTGAAGTGGCACGATTGGGTGGCTTCCCATTAGTTGGGCAACCACCGGAGCATTTCCGCATTGACCGCAGGCCGATGACTAATAGAAGACAAACACCAACTGTGCCAGCAATCGGGCTAGAGGATATTCTAAAGGTTGGGGATATAGTACAGCCAGGTCGCGATCCGAACGTTGTGGCTGAGCAAACTTTGGCTCTCTTTTTAGGGCAAGAAACCTACGCACTACTTGAGCGACAGAGCTTTCTTGATGTGTCGAGTGTGCGGTATGCCGAGGAGCAACGGGTATACCGGCTAAGGCGTGACCCAGCAAAATCGAGAGACCGACGCATACGAGTCTTCCAGCATAATAGGTATACTAGAGACCTCTGTGTTATCCGAGGGATGGAGTGCCCTGAAGCGGATGGATTTTTAACAAATTTTTTAGGGCTACTGTCTGATGAAGACGCAGCACTCTCCGTCGTCCAATCCCATAACATTTTTCGCCCGTATTCCGATGGCAATGAACGTGAAACCATTCCAGCCGTATGGCATCCGAGAATGACACCAATAATAGCGTGAAGCTTGTGTTATATTAAAGTTGTAATCGCGCTTACTCAGGCCGATTTGCACATTAGCCGGATCATCTAGACTCAAGACACTTTCACCCAGCTTCACAGATCTCTTTATGTTGGTTACCTTGCCAGCACCTTTTACAGCTCCTCTCGAACCGGCCGAGAGGATTTTTTTATGCACAGGAATATGAAAAATAGTATTCCATAAATACCTATATATCTATATAGTTATTTATGTAAAAGGAGATCGAAAGTATGAGCAATGCGGTCACAGGTTTAGTACAGTGTGCCAAGCACCACACGTACGCAATTAAATGCAGGTGCAGGTTACGATGAGGTCGGCGAAATATATGGCTGTCGCTGGGCTGGCAGTGACGGGACTGGCTTTATTGCCGGTTAATGCCTCAGCTTATGATTATTACGCTGCCTACGGCATGTATCAGAATAATGGTCTGTATAACAGCTCGAACTACTACGTCAACTACATCATCCAGCATGAAAGCAGCGGACGGGCAGGAGTTACAAATTACTTAGGTTGTATTGGACTGATGCAAAGTTGTCCATACAGAGGCACGCCAGCGGGATTAGCGGTAGCTTGTCCGAATTGGGTCACAGATATTAACTGCCAGTTGGGATTCTTTACACAGTATGCAAATAGCCGTTACGGTTCTTGGGCAGCCGCAGCAGGACATGAATATCGGACGGGTTGGTGGTAGGAGTGGATATCGAAGAGCTAACCCTCAAATGGTACGACCAGATTTACGCCTTCTGCGACTCACACGGCATTGTCAGGCTTGCATATAAGCTTATTAAGCAGCAGCCGATGGACAAACCAGCCTGTGAGAAGTCGATCATTTGCAATGAGGCGCAAGGCTGCGACAGAAGATCATGTCCAGCACGAACCGTGACAATAAACTATTATATAAGAAGGTTGAAGGGGATATAAATGGCAAAATACTTTGAACTCGGCACGAAGATAAAAGACCTTGTGACTGGCGTGACCGGCATTTGTGTTGTTCGCAGCGAGCACCTAAATGGATGTGTGCAGTATGGCATGCGTCAGAATGTTGGCAAAGATGGCAAAGTACCGGAAACATACTGGGCTGACAGCCAGCAGCTTACTAAAGTCGATCAGGGGATCGCTGCAAAAATCAAGAAGACGTTCACTGGCGGCCCAATGGATGGCGTTCCCGATTCTTACGAACACCCATAATTGATCACTACAATTAAATAAGCACATTAATAAGTAACTTCAGGAAGGAGAGTCGATGAATATTTTAGCATTCATAGCAGCTTGGGTAGCGTTGGTTGTCGCACTGGCTTTCGGTCTTAGTCGGCTCTCTAGTTCCAATAATTGTATAGGTTTATATCTCCCCAACAATGCCACAGCAACTGTGCAGAATGCGAAAGTTGTCCACGACAATCGCAAATGCAGTACGAATATTTATGTTAGTAATTAGAGAAGATAAGCAATGCCCACACTAACCCTCATCGACCCCGCTCTCTACGACCTATTCGTTATCATCCCCTCAGAACCTGCCCCAGAAGACAACTTAATAATTATGAAGGAGTAATATGCCCGCATTGAAACAGATCGTACCAACGAAAGAATGGACTACCTTACCCCGGTTAAAAAGCGGTCCGTGGGATAAGGAGCCGGATAAGGCCCAGTGGCAATACAGTCCGACTATCGCCTGTATGGTACATCGTGGCGGTGGCCAAGCTTGGTGCGGTTATGTTGGCGTAACTGAAGGCCATCCGCTCTTTGGTATGGAGTACGATGAAGTCGAAACAAAGTATAACCTTGATGTTCACGGCGGTCTGACATTTTCCGCTCTGTGTGACGGTGATGAAGAAAAAGGCATCTGCCATGTAGCAACTGACGAGAATGGCAAACCAATAGAAGCGTGGTGGCTTGGGTTTGACTGTGCGCATTACACGGACATACGACCGAACTTTGCTGACAAATATATGCTCCAGCACGATGAAGAAATGGCCACTAAATATCCACTAGCCCATCATGACGAAGTGTACAGGGATTACGCCTACGTTCGAGCTGAGACTGAACGGCTGGCAGAGCAGATCGACGCACTGGATAAAAACGTAACAGTTAAGGAGAAATAGTATGGACAAAGATTCACCACGAGACGGCAGTCAAAGCTCGCTACTTAATGGTAGGCAACCAGAAAATAAGGCCGTAACTAATCCTGGCATGTCTGGCCGTCCAACTGACGAGCAAGCAGAGTCATCGGTTGCTACGCAAACTAAACAGACACTAACTACTGCTCAGGCAGCTGTCGTCAAAATGCAGGGTGACGTGATGAAATTCGTGACCAAGATGCTCGGTACTGAAAAGGCTCAAGAGTATGCTACTCGCGTTGCCCTCATTGCCCGCGATAACCCGAAGCTAGCTTATGCTATCCAGAAGAACCCTGAAAGCTTCTTGACGGCATTCATGGCCAGTGCTGAGCGCGACCTCATGCCGAATACCTCTAAGGGTCTAGCCTATCTGATACCTTATGGAGATAAAGTCCAGTTCCAAGTTGGCTATCCCGGCCTACTACTGGAGGCCAGGCGTACCGGCGAGATTATGACGATTGATGCTGAGAACGTTATTAAAGGTGATACGTTTGAGTACACTCTTGGCACTGAACGTAAGGTTGTTCATAGGCCTGCCGATGATGTTGACCGGACTAAATACGATGCTATCACCCACGTTTATGCCACAGCTAAGCTTACTAATGGTGAGCACCCCTTCATAGTTCTAACCAAAAAGGAACTGGATAAAGTCAAGGCGACTGCCAAAGCTAGCAGCACCGACTCTCCGTGGCACACTTGGCCGGAGCGCCAAGCTATCAAGACCGCCTACAAACGACTCGCTAAGGTACTACCATCTGAGCGTATGCAACGGGCAGCCTATCTCGATGATCTAGCTGAGGCCGGTAAGCTACGCTTTGATCGTGAAAAAGGTGAGTTTATCGAGGGTGAGTTGGCTGAGGTATCATCTGAGACACGCGATGCGATAGATAACGCCACGAGTACTGAGGAACTACAGACAATCTTAAACGGCCTATCGACGACTGAGCGGAAGAAAGCTGCAAGCCTAGTGGCTGAGAGAATGAAGGCGCTCTAGTGAATAAAATAGCCCGTAGTATAGGAGCGGAGCGATTCAAGTCACTCTTTGAATATAATCTATTTAAGGGCAAGCTCTACTGGAAGAACGTATCGAAATATCATCTAAATAGAAACGGTCTAGAGGCGGGATTCCCCAGGCGGGATAGTAATAAGCCGGATAAGTACTACTGGATAGTTAAGATAGACCGTCACCCAATTAAACGAGCAACTATAATCTATGCCCTCGCTACTAGTATCATACCTGATCTCATAGACCACAAAGATGGTAACAGTCTCAATGATTCGATCCACAATCTCAGAGAAGCCACACATGAACAGAATAGTTGGAATAGGAAAATTGGTAAGCCAGGTAGAGATCTACCTATGGGAATTAGGCTAATAAAATCTTCTGGACGTTATCAAGCCCGCATCACCCATAGAAACAAATTGATACCGCTGGGCACTTTCAGCACTGTTAATGACGCACAGAATGCTTATCTAGAGAAGAGGAAGGAGCTATTTGGTGAATTCGCATAGTATCGCTACTGAAATTGTAGCTGAGCAGCGGACAGAGAACTGGTATGCCGCTAGGCTAGGCCGTGCCACTGCTTCCAAATTCTACGACATCATCGCTGGCACCAAGAACGGCTATGCGGCAACCCGAAAGAACTATCGCGCCGAGCTGGTAATTGAGCGACTGACTGGCCAAAGCATTGACACCTTTCAGAATGCTGCGATGTCCTGGGGAAATGATACGGAGGATCTGGCCCGCACAACCTATATGCTAGAGACTGGAAACGTTGCTGATACCTGCGGTTTCTACGCCCATAACGAAATCATGGCAGGTGCCTCACCTGATGGATTGATCGGTGATGACGGAACTATCGAGATCAAGTCACCAAACCCTGCTACACACATCGAGACATTACGGCTTGGTTCAATTCCCACAAAATACGTGCCGCAAGTCCAGGGACAACTTTGGATGACCGGCCGCAAGTGGTGCGACTTCATCAGCTTCGATCCTCGGTTACCGCAAAACGCCCAGTTGTTCATCCAGCGTATTGAACGCGACAACAAGTACATTGCCTATCTGGAAACAGAGGTCATTAAGTTTTTGGTTGAAGTCGATGAAGAAGTTAAGTTTGTGCAGGAATACCACGCACCAATAATTACATCTAAACTACGAGAGGAGCCCGCCCATGTCTAACCAACCATTCAGTATCGCCCGTATGGGTTCCAAAGCATTTCTCGACGACACGGCGGATATGCACAACGGTAAAGACTACGACTGGGTGATCGATGCCATGGCTAAGCTGAAGACCGGAGAAATGACTAAAAAAGAGATGGTCAAGGCCATGAACATTACCGCACCGACTTTGGACAAGTACATATTCATTATTAATTTGGAACGGGTGCAGCAGCATGGAAAGTAAATCATGAACAATGAACACCACGACGGGACTAGCCACAGATTTTTTCTGTTTGAAACTAAGACCACGTTTGAACCTTACGCTATCGACAACGAAATAGTAAACGTAGCGTCGGAGCCTTTATATTTAAAAGTCGATTATGCCATTCTATCCTGTAATTGTGGTGAAGTTATTAGGCGAAAAGTGCGGAAAGAAGATCATGACGCCTGACCAGGAACCCCGCCTAGTCGAGAAAGTCCGCACCTTTGACCACGACATCCAGAAGTTTGAATCGAATATTAAAAACCTCAAAGAGATGGCTAAAGAGGCCGTCGAGAAACTGCCAGAACATGATGAAGTCGAACGGCTGCAAGAAGAGTTGAAGGTAGCCCGTGAAGCGTTGAAGCAATCAACTTTACGCATGCCAGGCTATAACGACCTACTGAGCCAACTGGCCGATGAAAAGGATGCGCTCAAAAATGCACGGTTGAACCTGTCGGACTTCCTGCTGGGGTACTTCAAAGAGACAGGTGCGCAACAAATTGAGTTGGAACCTCATGATACAAGAGATGTGGTACTCAAGGGAAGACTAGGAAAAGCTAAAGACAATCAGGTATCTATGTTTCACAAGCAATAAAAATGACATATAAACTCTTAAAAGAGGGTTACAAAATAACAAATAATTTGTAGAATAAGATCATGGAAATAAGAAGAGCTTACCGCGTCCGCATCTACCCCAACAAGGAACAGCAGCAATCCATGTTGCGGACTATTGGTGCCTGCCGCTGGGTATATAACCACTACCTCGAAGAGCGAAAAAACTACTATCTAGAGACAAAGAAGACACTACCTCTTAAATTGATGTCGGCGGATTTAACGAAGTTGCGTAGAGAGATGGACTGGTTAAGTGGTGTGAGACTAGCACCATTACAACAGTCAATTCGTTGCCTTGATGTAGCATATAATCGATTCTTCCGCAAAGAGGCAGGTTTCCCTAAGTTCAAAAGTAGGAAAGACTGCAAGCAAACATTTCGCAAGCCGAACAAATGGCGTATAGAGGGTAAAAAACTCTTAATCCAGTCGGACATATTTGTACGAGCTAGAGGAAAACTACCGCCAAGTAATGCCAAGCTCGGCACCCTTACTATATTCACCACCAGAACCGGCAAGTGGTACGCATCCATCAAGTCTACCGAATATACAGAAACCCCAACCGAGCGCACGCCACCCATCGGCATCGACCTCGGTCTCACCCATATAGCCATCACCAGTGACGGTAAGAAGTACGATAATCTAACTTTTGCTAAAAAACAGACTAAGCGAATGAAACAGCTCCAACAATCTCTCCGTCGCAAGCAAAGTGATAGTAATCGCCGCGAGAAAACCAGGTTAAAATTTGCCCGTTTACATGAGAAGATTGCCAACCAGCGCATGAATTATCTACACCAGGTCAGTAGTGCAATCACCAGCAAGAACCACGCTTTGATTGCAGTAGAGGACTTGGCGGTAGCTAATATGCTAAAGAATCATAGCCTAGCAAGATCGATTGGCGACGTAGGCTGGTATGACCTATCGAAACAGATTGAATATAAACAGAAATGGAGCGGTGGCCAGTTCTTCAGGGTCGATAGGTTTTTCCCATCGAGCAAGACTTGCTCAAACTGCTATTTTGTACGGCAATCTATGTCGCTGGATGCAAGGGAATGGACATGCGAGCGGTGTAGCACTGGGCATGACCGCGACATAAACGCAGCTAAAAACATATTAAAACAAGCTGAGGTACAGCTTGGCGTGGAGGGTACAGATGGTAGCCGTAAGGTGAGAGTTACTGGCTCAGTGAAGCGCGGATATTCTATGGGGGTAACCCTGTGAATAATTCCTATTCCATGAGACCGGTGTTTGCCATACCAACCTATGAACTTGAGCCCAAAGATGCCAGGGAGGTTATCTTGAAAGGGAGGCTGGGGAAGGCGAAAGAGTTTCAAACTAATTTGTTCCGACAGGAGAACACAACATGAGCAATGCACAAAGCGACGATCTAGCTTCTTGGCAGAAATTTATAGGAGTCTTGTTATTTGTAGGTGCTATAACTGCCGCTATTTTCCTTGGTATTAGGTGGCTTAGGCATACAGATGACCAGTATGTGAAAACAAACCCCTATCACTACATAGCTGCATATTGTTGGCCAAATAACGAGAAGTGCCAATATCAAGATTACCGGGGATCGCAACCGACCTGTCCTGAATACTATACTTGGCAAGACACGGGTGCTGTAGTGAAGCTCGAAGCAGGGACATGTAAGGTTTCGAGATGAGCAAACCCTATTATTCAGCAGAATGCCTGCGTTGCAGTTTGAAGACTCGAAAGCTGCCCCCACGATCAAAAAAGGCCAAACCGTCTATGCAACCATCCCAGGCACCACTAACAGAAATCCTATGCGCGTTGCGAACGTCACAAAGCAAGGTGAGTAACTAGAGTTGGAGGAGGCATGAATACGCCACCATAACCTGCAAGTAGCAGATGCATTAATCAACTAAACGAGGAACCATCATATGACCATCAAACAAGTAGCCGAAGCAGTTAAAGCCAACCCGAAGCGGATACAGGCCGCTCTCGTCGCCATTGTGCTCATTTCAACGACTGCCGCTGTTGCTATGCCGCATATCGCTCACGCTGGCAGTCCATCAGCATCAACTCCAGATAATGGTACACAAAACCAAGAGCAAAATATCACGGAGCAGAATCAGGCAACGCTTGACAAGAACCAGCCAATTCCTCAACTGACCCACTCGCTTGAACGAGACAACCTCATCAAGAAACTGAACTTTACGAATAATGCTAACCAACTGGGCTACGTGTATTTACTCGGCTTAAACGGCAGTGTTATCGCCAGCTATACCGTCAAAGGTAAAGTCAGTTCGCTTAATTCACTATTAACCACGACATCACAGATTCAATGCCCAGGAACCAACAATAGCTGTATAACCACACCGAGTCCAGATTTAGACGGTAGCTATGGCAATAACCCAAATGGCATATTCTTCTTCACGACCACCGGGGCGTATGTAGAATGGTCTGGCACTTATATTTACTCCAGTCAACCGTTGAATATCCAAACTCCCGTGAGCCTGACCGAACAAGTACATTAATATGGTCTTTTGGATTCACTTCATTTACTGGCTGCACTGGGGTTTAGACATTGCATTCGTCATAGCCTGTCTCGGCGTCATCTTCCATCCCCACTTACTGGCTCGCCTATACGTGATGGTGTTTCTAGGGCAGCAACTAGTATTAAACGGTTGCCTCATGTCCTGGCTGGAAAGTAAAGCTGAAGTGGCGGCTGGATACCATACTATGCCAAATAAGTTCATCATGGCCGAAGTGTTCCACGGGTCAGTCGTAACAGTATATAAAGCACTATTCCTGGTCGTAGCACTCTGGCAGCTCTATTACATAATTAAGGAAATTACATCATGGATAATCAAGAAAAAGGCAACACGGCACTTATCGTCATCGGCAGTATAGTTGGTTTTTTTGTACTGATAATCGGATTACCGCTACTGTTCGCCTGGCTTGGGCTTATCACCCTGCCCTTCCTGAAGTTCGAGAACAAAGTAGCATTGAATCAGGGCGTCATCAACAAGACATATAACACCGAATACTGCCTGAACAATTACCACTGGTTTTTGGAGACCGACCAAGCCATTCAGCAATCAGATACGCAAATAGCCAACGTGCAGCAACAGATTAGCGACTTCAAGGCAACTTTCGGTACCGATGCCTCAAAGTGGAACTTCGCAGCTACGCAGCAATACGGTCAAGAATCTGCCAGCCTGGCAGGTTTGCGGAATTACCGGGCTGACTTAGTTGGCCAGTACAATGCCAAAACACAGGAGCTTGATCGCGTAGCCTGCAAAAATCTACCACTATACATCCAACCCTAACCACTAATAAATAAGGAGATTTAGCACTATGAAAATTCAACTCAGCAAGGCTAACGCCTTCCAAATCGACCCTAGCAAGAAGTACCTGGTACTACTAACCACACCGGAGCTTATGACAAAGTCCGAGGTAGAAGAGGCGAATAAACTTATCCGCCAGCACTTTCCCAACATGAGTATCGTTTGTTTTAATCCGGGGATTAAGTATAAGGTGGTGGAGGCGGCAAATGCAGAAAATATCGAACAAACTGCTTAATTGGGCTTCGATACTTGAGCCGAATACCCGTGCTCAGGCGGAGTTAGCTAGCACTATGCCATTCATACAGCCTTACCTGGCACTTATGCCAGACGCGCATTTAGGCAAAGGCGCGACAGTCGGCTCAGTCATTCCTACGATAGGCGCGATTATGCCTGCCGCGGTCGGTGTTGACATTGGCTGCGGGATGATAGCGGTTAAAACCCAGTTCAAGAGCCAAGACGTCCTGTCGAAAGATCGGAGCGTTTTACGCCACAGCATAGAGCGTTCCATTCCATTATCAGCCGGGTCATTTAATCATAAGATTATCCCTACCGTAGAAGCACGGATTACGGAACTTGAGGAAATGGCGGGCGACAGGTTGTCATTCTATGATGGTTTGACGCGCACCAGCTGGCGTTACCAAATCGGTACGCTTGGTTCAGGCAATCACTTTATAGAAGTGACAGTAGACGAAGAAGATACTGTGTGGCTGTTCCTGCACTCCGGTAGCCGTGGTATCGGCAATTCGATAGCCATGAAGCACATCAAAGTAGCCGTAGACAACATGAAGAAGTGGTACATCACCCTTCCCGACCCTGATTTGTCTTACCTAGTAGAAGGAACGCCAGAGTTTGACCTCTACATCCGCGATCTGAATTGGGCGCAGCACTTCGCTCTTCTGAACCGCGAGGAAATGATGGATAGGCTCATACACGACTTTGAGCACTTTATGGGTGAGCCGGTACAAGAATCCGAACGAATTAACTGCCATCACAACTTCACTCTTAAAGAGCATCACATGGGGCGCGATATGTGGCTGAGCCGTAAAGGTGCTATCCAGGCCGATAAAGGCCGTCCTGGGCTTATACCTGGCTCGATGGGTACGGCAAGCTATGTTGTCGAAGGCAAAGGCAATCCTGCATCGTTCAATTCCAGTCCGCATGGGGCTGGCCGCAATTATGGCCGTAACGAAGCCAAGAAACGGTTCACGCTTGAAGATATGGACAAAGCGATGGTCGGCATCGAGTACAACCGCTCAGAGGCGTTTTTAGATGAAATCCCCGGTGCGTACAAAGACATTGATGTTGTCATGGAAGACGCGAAAGACCTGGTAGAAATCAAGCACACGCTGCATCAAATAGTAAATGTGAAAGGAGATTAGTATGCCATATGGAGATAAAACGGTGGAAAGGTTAATCGGAAAGACCATCCAGAAAATATACCTGAACTCGGTCTACCTAAAGTTTGAAACAGATTTAGGCAATATCGTGTTTACGGTAGACGGCGATTGTTGCTCACATAGCTATTTTCACGACTTTATTGGAGTCGAGAAGCTACTAAAAGGCAATCCTGTAATATCGGTAAACACCGTGGAGCTAACACTAGAAGACAGCCCGAACCAAGTTAATGAGAACGATGACGAGAGTATTGCTTGTTACGGATACCAGCTAGTGACCGAAGACCCAGCGTTAGGCGAGGTCACATCGGTTTTCTCATTCCGCAATTCCAGCAATGGTTATTACGGGGGCAGCCTTGAAAACGCTGATGATAGTACCGTGGTGGAACCGCAGATCACGAACGACGTACTAGAAGCCGTACATAGTGCGGAGTCGTAATGACTAGCTTCCCCACTAATCCTACACGAAACGATTTGATCGAAAAATACTGGTATGAGTTCCTCAAATTTCAGCAAGCCGAGATCGGGAAGCGCACAGGCAACGACCCTGCCATATCAAAGACCGATTTTAGCGAAGGAGCATTTTGGGCATGGTTAACGGCATATAGGCTTCAAGGAGAGTAATGAAGAAACCATCAGAAGACGATCTAGTACTGAGGATTTGCAGAAACGGCCATAAAGGTCATTGTTGTCTAGATTCTCTGGGTCGAGTTATATGTAGAGCATGCACATCCGCCTACAATGCCGAGCTATGGGACAAGAAGCATCCTCGGCAGCCGATCCTATGGCTAGAAGGCGAAGAGTGGCGGCCAATTTTAGGCCATGAAGGGTTGTATGAAGTGAGTGGCTTAGGGCGTATACGTTCATTTGATAGGAGAATTAAAGGACGCAATGGAACGTTAAAGCGATTAAGAGGCGTCATTTATAAAAATGCTCGTACTAAAAGAGGGTACGAAACGGTGATGCTGGTTAAAGACGAAAAGTGGAAGGGCAACCTTGTACATCGACTCGTAGCGAGTGCATTCATAGAGAATCGCCTAAACCTTCCGCAGGTAAACCACATAGATGGTAATAAGACCAATAATCATGTTTCCAATCTTGAGTGGGTGGATAACCTCACTAACCATCGTAAAGCAGCCGAGATAGGGCTTCTAGCCCACGGGGAGCGCCACTATCACGCTAAGCTGTCGAATAAGGACGTTGAAGCGATATGCTCGCTTTTCGGCAAAACTAAGCAGGTTGAAATCGCTAAGAGGTTCAACATCTCTGTATCGGTAGTATCGAGCATAAAATCGCGGGCAGCATGGAGATATATACAAGATATGAATGAAAATAAAATTAAGGAGAATTAATATGCCCATGCGTCTACAAACCGAACCACCCATGCAAGAATATGTAGAGGACGACCAGAGAATGTTCGCATTTTGTATGTACCTAACGGTCATTGTCGGCCTATCTGTAATCGCGCTGGTGCTGCACTATCATTTCGTAAAGCAACACCTATGAAAGATACCCTGATAAAACAGATGATGAACGCGCTCACCCAAGACGGTACACCCGTGAGTATGATTCAGTGCAATAACTGCGACCTGGTAAGTGCCTGGCAGCCGACCGATGTTACTGCCGAGCAGCTTGAGAAGCATGGCAAAGAGACTATCATGCGCATGAAAGAACACTTCAAAGAAGCAGGCTGGCAAACATCGTGGGGATATGATCTTTGTCTGGAGTGCGCGCAAGAACATGGGAAAGCAACCCCAAGTAAGCCGTAGAGAGAAAATCAAACGCCCTGTTTGACCTGTATAGGATTATTTATCACAGAGAACACTAGTGGGGGTACCCTGTATTGAGTGAGTCATGGAAAAGAGAAGTCTCAGGTGAACTGCTTGAAGCTCCAAAAACGGCTGGTGTTCGGCAGAACCAACTTTGACTTGCTACGGCTCCGCACGCTCTACCACGCTTAATCTCTTCTGATGGTCCAATTCAGGTCAACTCGCAAACTTATCCTGAGTGTCTTTCCCTATGATTTGATATTTCTTTGCGACAAACGTCCTCTTATACTGTAGGGATTGTACTTCTCAGATCTCTTACTTTCACATTGGATGAGCTTCCATAGTATATGGGGAAAAACGAGGGACATCACCTTGGCAGTTGCCATACTCGGAACTGTTGTGACAGCTCTTGGTTGGTTAGTAACTCATATTCTTTCCACTTCTGCAGAAAACCGTCGGCAGAGACTGATTTCCGAAATGGAGTTTACACAACAACAACTTAAAGAACTTTACGGGCCGATAGCTTTTCTCGTTTGGGAAGGACGGCAATCATATCAAGATTTGCTTTCGTCACTTGGCCTGCATCAGCCCCTAGATGAAGAGAGCATTCGATCCGAAGAAGGACTCAAGACTTGGCTCTTCTGGGTTGAAAACGAATTCTTACCACGTGATAAAAAAATCGAAGAGCTTCTTTCCAAGAAGACCCATTTAATTGAAGGTGAGACCATTCCGGAAAGCTTTCTCTCCTTCTTGAACTATCATAATTCGTGGAGAGTTAATCATGAAAGATGGCAGAAACAAGGGGTAGAATATAGATGGCTGCCTAAGCACCAGTGGCCTGACCAATTCGATGAAGAAGTTCTCTTCGGGTTTGCAGAACTGAAGAAGCGTCACTCAGTGCTCATGGACATGCTTTCAGAATCTCCAAGCCCTCGACACTATATATCGAGAAAGCTCCGTCAGAAGAAGCGGATTGATCAAAAACAATCAAGCTCATTTAATCTTGGGGAGAACCCGAATGTGACTGTCAAAAACAATTAAGGCGGTCTTCACCGGAAGCACCCAAGAGCTACTTTATCTTGCACCTGATAGTACTTTCTGCAGGAGTCAGGTAGAGATACCTCATCGTCAGTCTCTCAATTGATCTGTTTGATGTGGTATCATGAGGGACCTTTCTCTTTCTGAGTTGGTCAATCAACGTATTGTGGAGGCAAGGTTTATGGGCTGGCTTAAAAAAGACACATGGAGAGTGGCAATTTCGCTGGCAGGACTGCTGCTACTTTTGGTACTCATGGTACTAATCCCACTATCAGCTAGTGCATCTGCGGCAACATCGGAACTCACCATAGTAGGAACAGCGCAGGCAACGCCGACAGTAGACTTGACGGTCACGGCGTTGGCGAAAGAGCAACTTACGTTACAGGTTAAACAGTTACTGCAGAACGAAGATCGAAGCGTTGACGCATGGGTGTGGAATAACGCTGCTGCTATTGTAGCGAGTTTCTTGTCAACGCTCGTCGTGGTTATTGGCGCACTGATTGGCTTTCGGCAGTGGCGAACGAATCGAAACGATACTCTCACCAAAGAGGCGACTGACCGGAAAGAATCACAGGATAAAGAGCTGAGGGCCCAAGCAGAAGAGCGTTTCAAGGCTGCGGTTACTGCTCTGGGGAGCGAAAACAAAGCCACTCAGGTCGGGGGCGCTATTCTCCTTCGGTCTTTTCTTAACCTGGAAGATAGTGAGATCTACGGGCGCTATTATGCACAAATATTTGATCTTGCTGTTGCTTATTTGTACTCTTCAAATGACCTCGCAGAAGAACCAGATACTTATTTGCCGCTTACTCCACTCAGGCAAACACTAATTAATGTCTTTAAAGAAGTCTTTCCGCTTGCACGGAGCAGGTTGGGCCCAATAAAAGTTACGGGAGATGCTCGGTCACTTGATGCATCACGTATTCAGTTAGATGGTGCGTTTCTCGCTGTGTCCGATTTAAAGTATATTTGGATGCAAGCCGCTTCTTTGAGAAACGCTAACCTGATACACGCTAACCTGGTGGGTGCCTTTCTCTTCAACGCTGATCTGGATAAGACAGATCTTACTGGAGCAGATCTCACTGGAGCTATTTTGAGTAAATCCAACCTCTGCAATATCCAACTTAACGAAGCCAAGCTCATTGAGGCTAGCCTCCAGTTGGTTGATTTCACTAGAGCTAATCTCAAAGAAGCGGATCTTCATGGTGCTAACTTGAGCAACTCCAACCTCGAAAAAGCTCGCTCCTTGAAGAACACTAATCTACGTGGTGTTACAGGCCTGACCATAGCGCAGCTCGAAGCCTGTAAAGCAAAAGGCGCAATTGTCGACGAAGATATTATGGGGAGTTCGCCCGATCCTACCATTCCACCTTAACCAGCAACGCAGCAATCATCTTGATTTTCACATTATGCTCATGCATACTTAGCGTCAGCAAAATAAAAATTAAGAGGTGTGAGATGAAAAAACAGGTAGCAACATTGCTCGCTGTAATAGTCGGTTTTTGCTATGGGCTGCACGACGTAATAACTGAGTAAGGAGGATAGATTTATATCGGGAACAATCGCTGGTGGCGGAGCTGCCAGAGACAAGAACTACGAGCTATATGGACGGGACTTTTATCGTCGGATCGGAAAAATCGGCGGATCACGTTCTACTACAGGTGGATTTTACAAGAACCGCGACCTTGCCCGTGTCGCCGGAGCAATGGGTGGCAGCATGAGCCGTCGTGGGGGTAAGAAGATCAGCGAAAGAGAGCGCCGGGAAATCCGACGTGCTTATCAGGAACTGCTGGCGGTACATACGAAAGCGAAACGGGAGCGGAAGGCTTTCAGCTATGCGTAGAGCTTACTGGTAACGATCAAAAGATAGATGTATTTCTTGCTATACTAAAGCTGAAGCGTCAAGCTTCATTAATCAATAAGGAAACATATGAGTCTAATACTTGGGAATCTGGTGCATTATCGGCAATCTAACCGTGAAGACGGCATAAAGTACGCTTTTGTCGCTGGTTTCAACGGTGACAAAGTAAGCCTCAATCTGTTTAGTCTGGGAACAATGACGTTTTTGAATAATATCGTCGTGGCTGAGAGTGAAGAATCGGCAGAAGTTGGACAATGTTGGGTGCCGAAGCGATCATAGGGCGATAATCAGTCACTATGGACCCTGTAACACCTCCTCAAATTAGTGCGAGTCAATTTCCCCAGGTATACATTGATCTTGGTATTGACTTATGAAAACGCTTCACCTTAGCCGAAACAGATTTGCCCTAGTTGATGACCGAGACTTTGAGTGGCTGAACCAATGGAAGTGGTGCTTTAACACTAGTGGATATGCCGTCAGGGTTCCCAGAGTAAATGGCGAGAAGAGGCCGACGATATATATGCATGCGGAGATACTCAGAGCGCCAAAGGGTATGCACGTAGACCATATCAACCGCGATAAACTTGATAATCGTCGTAGCAACTTGAGAATAGTTACACCGAGTCAGAACCAATTCAACAGAAGAATCCAGTCGAATAATACTTCTGGATATAAAGGTATTGAGTGGTTCGCACGTACAGGCAAGTGGAAGGTATGTATCGGTGTAATGAGAAAGCTCATTCATCTTGGATACTTCTCAGATATAAACGATGCTATTGAGGCTCGTGCGAAGGCGGAAATTAGATATTTCGGTACGGTATTGTCTTCGACCGATAGGTATAAAGAAGCTATAACAATAAGCAGGAACACCAATGAGTGAGCATAAAGCAGGTAATCCGAGCTTCGACAAAGACGCCTACTGGAAGCATCGTAGCGAAGGTGAACGTGGCCAAGGCGATGTGCCAGAGACAGTTAAGGTAGCGTCAAACTTGCCTCAGAATAGAACGATTGGAACACGTTCTCAGCGAAGACAGCATTGGATGAACTTCAGGCGGCAGGAACGGAAAGGGTCGGCGCGAGGGAATTAATACTAAAGCCATAACATAAGTATCGCAGTCCTAAACACAAGGCATCTTCTTTAGTAGAGTTTGATAATATGCAATCTAAAACGTTATTACTAGTTGACACGTATAGTATTATAAATTCGACATTCCGCCGTTGTATCGGAGGCACTCATGCAATCGCCAAACATCCTGCAGGAAGTTATTCAGATATTAAGCAATCCCGCCTGGAGCGGTGTGGGCAGCATTGCGGGTATCATTGGTATTCCTGTCTCTATCTTTTTTTCCAATCGCCCCTACTCATCTCTCCATGCTCCCCGCTTTGTAGCCTCTCCAAAAAAAAGTTATTAGATGTCACAATCTTGATTAAGAATCATTCCAAAGGCTTTCGAGTCCTTATGTGACAATCTGTTTATATATAGCTTAATCTTTTTCATTTGCTCTTAGTGTTAGAGCATATACGAGAATGTTGTTGTACCAAGTAGGTGATAGATGGAAAAACAGCTATCTAGGCAAACATACGGACAAATACTGCGCCACGAGCGAGAAGCGAGAGGGTGGACACGAGACACATTGGCCGATTTGATAGGTGTGTATAAGACCTATATAGGAAGGTGGGAACGGGAGGAGGCAATCCCCTCATACCCTGATCAGCAAAGGCTCTGCGAATTATTTGGTAAGACAGCCCAAGAACTCGGTATATCAGATGCTCCTTCTCTAAGGCCACCATACTACCTTATAACGGGCAATGAGACCGATTTATTTGGTCTTAAGCTGATACATGAGCGGGAATCAAGAGGCTGGTCTCAAGCTGATCTAGCCCTCGCGTTGGAAGTACCATATCCTAATATCAGCAGGTGGGAACGCGGAGAGACGCTTCCTACTCATGATTATTGGCAAAAGCTGACTGAGCTGTTGGGTAAAACAGTCCAGGAGCTAGGGTTAGTGCCGAATATGCCAGAACAAGAATCTAGAGTAGATTCATCTCGTTACTTCGGGCAAAGGCTGAGGTACCTACGTAAGCTAAAAGCATGGAACCAGGAGCGTTTAGCCAGTGAAGTAGGAACTACGCTCAGGTCGATTATGCGGTGGGAACAAGGTAAAACACTCCCTGAAATTCGCTTTCAGCAACGTCTCTGTGAGATATTCGGGAAAGACCCTGAAGAACTCGGCTTTATACAAGAGCGAGTAGCATTGACAGATACACCTCCACTTTCTGCATATAATGGTAAAGCATCCAATTTTTTGTTACTTAGACAACGCCAAGTGCGCGGATGGACGCAGCGTGACGTAGCCGAAAAGATTTCTACACATGTAATGAATGTCAGCCGTTGGGAACGTGGTGAAGCTGTTCCTGACGAAGACTTTCAGCGGAAGCTCTGCGATCTGTTCCAGAAAACAAACGAGGAGTTAGGCTTTACTAGCTCATAATAGGTATCTTACTCCATAGATTTGCTGGCATTCTTCCTAAAACTTTGTCATGACTAGCCTTTGTGTTCGGTCATCACATAAGAGTTGTATAATTAACGGCATGCTGCCAGTGCTTAAAAACCCTACCATTTATAAAAAACGTTATTCCACCCTCCAGAAACGCTATCTGCAATCACGCAAACCCGATAGTAAGCGGGTCGTAAAACACGAGCAAAGTATCCAGAATCAATTATGTGCCTGGTTTAAGCAAGTCCTTCCTGGCGAACATTTCATCAGCGATACCGGCAGCGGGGCGTTTAATAGCGATTATGCCAAAGTGCAGCACAACCGCCAGCAAAGTCATAAGCATGAACCTGATATCAAAATACTAGCCATGCGTCGTGGATATGGAGCGATGGTGCTAGAACTTAAGGCCGACAGTACCGAGCTGCGTATGAAGCGAAATGGCACAAAGATACGGGTGCGAACAAAGAAAGTACCCGTGTCACGAAAATACCCTGAAGGCATAAAGATCATTGAGCGCGATTATAAAATACGCAAGAAAGGTGATTGGGCTTCGCTTCACCTGGAGCAACAAGCTGAAGTGTTACTTGATTATGAACGCAAGGGGTACTTCGCTCGCTTTGCTGTGGGGCTTGAACATGCGAAGAAATTAATCTCGTGGTATTTTGATTTGCCTTATACGGAGAATAGCGAACTCTTCTAGTGTAATCAGAGATTAAGAGGTGTCATGTAAACATGCCTCGACGCGTAAAGTACAAGGAGGCGCTATGAAGAAGTGTAGCATCAATGGATGCGATAGGCCCATTCTGATCATCTCTTGCGTAAGCGGACTAGCTATCGAGCAGCTGGAGAGATTTAATTTGAAGAGCGCTATCGTCATACGGTGGAGGAAAAACTCGTTTGAAGACTCACGCGCTTGAGCAATCAAGTGGACTTCCAGTCCTTGTCTCAAGCCGGCTAAATGAAAGAACTCCACCTGACTTTATGTATCAGAAGAGTAGCCAGAACAGATGAACAACAGCGTGACAGTTGCATTTGAGGGTTATCTCATGTAAAATGAAACGCACAGAAATAGCTGGGAGTAGGTGGGAATAGTACCGGTGCTGCTTCCTTCGACCCTATTTTTCTCTTGGAGGAACAATCAAGCATGGCTGCGAACGCTGCGCCGTATTCCAGCAAGATCATCAAAGCTAGCGCTTTGTTGCCTGATACTAAGCTCCTGTTGGCACATTGGAATCTCTCGGATGATGTCGAGACCAATTTACGCTGTATCCGGCAGGAGAACCTGTTCGGGAAAGCCTCGAGGTCCCGTGTCATCGAGATACTGGCGATCTTTAAACAACGGTATCTTCGCGACCCACAGGTTCTGGCTGCGTTGGTAACCCTGGTACAGGCAGACATAACCGCAACTATGCTTGATCCTATACTCTATTTTCTAACTGTCCAGGCTGACCCCCTTTTGTATGCAGTTGTGACCGAAGTGCTGACACCGCTTATAGGTCGGGGGCAGCCAGAGATCTACGTTACAGATATTGAGGACTGGATTCGCAAGCAGATAGTGGGTGAGAAGACCCAAGGCTCTTGGACAGAGGTGACAACAAATCGCGCAGCTCGCAGTATTCTTGCGACGCTACGAGACTTTCATCTCTTGCAGGGGCAAGTGAAAAAGCGACTGGCTTTGCTCTATCTGCCTGTCACGTCGTTCGCTTTTATCGCCTTTCTGCTCAGCCGCACGCAGCGGTCGGGCGATCGCCTGCTGCATGACCCATCCTGGCAGGTGTTTTTCCTCTCTGTACAGAACGTAGAGCATTTCTTTTTTGAGGCCCATCAGGAGCAACTGTTGGAATATCATGCTGCCGGGCGGGTCATTCGCATCGAATTCCCAGCAACCACCTTAAAGGAGTATGCCCATGCTCTCGCTCGAAGAGCGCATTGACCTGCTGGAAAGCGACCTAAAGGCCGTGCCCATGCGGATCAGCGTTTATCATGATCTGCCCTTTGCCATTCTGCTCTATGAACCAGAAAAGGAATGGGAGCTACGTCGCCAGGCTAGGCAATTGGCAACTCGCTTGGAACAAACAGGAAAACGGTTGCGGTTCATATCGCTGGCAAAGTTACTTTGGCAGGCCATCGCAGATTCCGAGGGACTGGATGCAGTAGTAGAACTGGAAAAGAAGCGTGGCTTCCGACTCGCACAGGAACAGGTGACCACCTACCTTTCTGATCCCGACTGGCGCCCGTTGCCGAATACAATTGCTGGACAGATGTGGGGATTGAACCCGGAGAAACATCTGGTCTTTTTGATGCGGGCGGGGGCGATGGCGCCAGCCATTTACCATATGTCGAAGCTGCTGGATGAACTGCATGGCAAGACGCTGGTGCCGGTGATCCTCTTTTATCCCGGAACGCTGGAGGGCACCACCGGGCTGCGTTTTATGGACCTGAAAGACCGCGAGGCCATGGGCAACTATCGCGTGAAGATTTACGGATAGCCAGTCAAACGAGGGAAGCCGCTTCTGTAATCACATCAACTGGACGTTGGAAGGAGACCGGGATGCGCATCAAATACCTGCTCAAGCGCGACCTCAGTGAGCGCATTGAAGAAGTCATCAAGCTCAATCAGGCTGACGAAGAAACGGTCTATACCGAACTGACCGAATATGTTGCCACCGCTCGCATCCATGAGCATTACCGCACGCTGCTGCACGCGATGGCTGAAGCTCCAGCGGAACCACATGAGGGTGTTGGCGTCTGGATCTCCGGCTTCTTCGGCTCCGGTAAATCGTCCTTTGCCAAGAACCTGGGCTATGTGCTGGATAATCACACGGTGCAGGGACACCGGGCAGCGGACCTCTTTGCGCAGCAGTTGCAAGATGAGGAAATTACCCGGCTCGTCGAGTTCATCACGCTCAAGATTCCGACCAAGGTGGTTATGTTTGATGTCTCAGTGAGTACCGCCGTCAGACTGGGCTCTGAACGCATGGCCGAGATCATGTACCGCGAACTACTCCAGGCATTGGACTATGCCCAAGACTACACCATTGCCGAACTGGAGTTTGAACTCGAAAAAGAAGGCAAGCTGGAAACATTCATGCAGCGCTGCCAGGAGCAGTATAACAAACCCTGGCGCACGGTGCGGACGGGTGCGCAGCGGACCAATCGCGCCAGCACGATCTTACACCTTATGGACCCTATCACCTATCCCAACGCCGACTCCTGGGAGCAAGCAGCGACCAGGCACGAGCCGGATATTACGATTGGCGGCATTGTCACTCGCGCCTTTGAATTGATGGCGCTGCGGCAGCCAGGCAAGGCGCTGGCCTTCATCATCGATGAGGTGGGGCAATACGTCGCCCAGAGCGCTAGCAAGATTGAAGACCTGCGCGCCGTCGTGGAGCAGTTTGGCAAAGAAGGTAAGAACCGCGTTAAGCAGCGACAGGCCGTTGCGCCGGTTTGGATTGTGGTTACCAGCCAGGAGAAGCTTGATGAGGTTGTCGATGCGATTGGCTCCAAGCGCGTGGAACTCGCAAAGCTACAAGATCGCTTTCGCTATCACGTTGATCTTGCTCCAGCAGATATTCGGGAGGTTGCCACTAGGCGTGTGCTGGCGAAACGCGAGGATGCGATCCCAATCCTCAAGCAGCTCTATGCGACGACACAGGGCCAGCTGAACACCGCCTGCCGTCTTCAGGATACCAGCCGCCAGAGCCAGGTTCGTGAGAGCGACTTTGTGCAGTTCTATCCCTATCTGCCGCACTTTATTGATCTGTCGATTGATATCATGTCCGGCATTCGGCTCCAGCCGGGCGCGCCCAGGCATATGGGCGGCAGCAACCGGACGATTATCAAGCAGGCCCATGAAATGCTGATCTCGCCGCGCACGCTGGTGGCGGACCGCCAGGTGGGGGCACTGGTTTCGTTGGATTTGCTTTATGAACTGGTGGAGGGGAACCTCTCTTCCGAGCGCCAGAAAGATATCAGTGATATTGTGCAGCGTTGGCAGGACGACCCCCAGGATGGCGGTTGGGCAGCACGAGTTGCCCGGGTGATTTGCCTGCTGGAGTTCGTGCGCGATCTGCCGCGCACTGAGGCCAATTTCGCAGCGCTGCTGGTAGGTGAACTGGGCAAACCTGCCCCACTGACGGAGGTGCAGACAGCGCTCGCCCGGCTGGAAGCGGCCCAGTTCATCCGCCTGACGCCAGAAGGCTATAAGCTGCAAACGGCCCAGGAGAAGCGCTGGATTGGAGAGCGGAATGCAATGGACCCCAAACACAAAGAGCGCAACGATATCAAGCGCGAAACTCTGGAAGACCTCTTTAAAGACCCACGCTTGAAAACGTATCGCTACCGAGATTTGCGCACTTTCCAGATAGGCATCACAGTGGATGGGGCACGTGTCAGCGAAGGGCAGGTGCCGCTGGCGCTGTTGGTGGCCGAGGATGAGGGCGAGTATCAGCAGCGCTTGGAGGAGGCACGCAGCGATAGCCGCGCGCGTGGGCATCAGGATGAAGTATTCTGGGTCTTTGCCCTGACTTCAGAGGTTTATGACCTGATTAAGCAGCTCCATGCCTCGCGCCAGATGATTGGCAAATACAGCCAGTTGAGCGCGCAGGGCCGCATGATTGGCGAATATTCCGCGCCCCTGGAGAACGAGAAGCGCGAGGAGGGTCGCTTCCGCGACCGCCTGCGCGAGAAGATGCTGGAGGCGCTGAGCAGCGGGCAAGGAATCTTCCGGGGCGTCACCAGGGATGCATCGGATCTGGGGAAGACGCCAGCAGACATCTTCAAACATCTCTTTGATATAGTGGTGCCCGACCTCTATCCGAAGCTGGAAATGGGCGCGCGGCCCCTCAAGGGGACCGAGGGGGAGGAGGTGCTCAAAGCTGCCAATCTTAATGCGCTGCCGCAGATCTTTTATAACGGCGAGCAGGGGTTACAGCTGGTCATCAAAGAGGGCAACAAATCCGTTCCCAACCGCGAGGCGCCGGTGGCGAAAGAGGTGCTGGACTATCTCGTCCGCGAGCATAGCTATGGGAACAAGGTGACCGGCAAAGACCTGGAACAGCACTTCGTCCACAAGACTGGCTATGGGTGGGAACTGGATATGGTGCGGCTGATCCTGGCCGTGCTGCTCCGCGCTGGCGTTGTCGAAATCACCTCGCAGGGGCATCGCTACCGGGATCACCAGGACCCGCAGAGCCGTGCGCCGTTTGCCAATCTGACCACCTTCCGCAGCGCCTCTTTTGCGCCGCGGCAGCCGATTGACTTGAAGATACTGGCAGCAGCGGTGCGCCAGTTTGAGGAACTGACCGGGCATGAGGTGGATGTAGACAGTGGAGCCATTGCTCTGGCGCTGAAGCAGCTAGCAGGTGGCGAGCGAGAAGGGCTGCTCCCCGCGATGGCAGTGGTGCGCTCGGAAAGGCTCCCTGGTCTGGAGGCGCTGGAGACCTACCAGAAGACACTCGCGGAAATTCGTCAGGCAGATGCAGATGGCTGTGTGCAAATCCTGGCGGGAGAGGGCAATTCTCTCAAATCGGAGCGCGACCAGGCACGGCGTATCCGCGAAGCTGTCACCAACGAGCATCTGGCGCTGATTCGCCAGGCTCGGCTGGCGGCAGAAGAGCAATGGCCGCTGTTGGCAGGAGATGGCGCGACGCCCCAATTGGCCGAACAAGCTGAGGCGCTGCGAACCTTGCTTGGCGGCACTGCGCTCTATGAGCAGCTTACTCGCATGCACACACTCACCCAGGGAGTGAGCAGCGCCTATCGCCGGACCTATCTGGCAGAACATCAAGCGCGCTTTGAGGAATACTCCCAGGCGATTGATGAGATCAAAGGCCGCGCCGAATGGGCGACCATCCAGCCGAGCGGGCGCGCTAGCATCTTGCTGCCGCTCACCCAGCGCAGTTGTGAGCAGGCTGATCTGCCAGAGGGCGCGATGGTCTGCCAGCGCTGCAAGAACGGCCTGAGTCTCATCAAAGAGCAGCGGCAAAGCCTTCAGCCCTTGAAACAGGAGGCACTAAACCGGCTTTTTGAGGCAATTGCTGGATCCAATGGCGCAGCAAAACTCATCAAACGAGTACGGGCGACGAACTTCTTCCCCGATATGCTCGAATCGGAGCAGGAGGTGGAAGCGGCGTTGAGTCAATTGCGCGAGCTTCTCTTGAAACTGGTGGCTGAAGGCGCCAGGATTCGGGTGGAGTGAACATGGAAAAAGCAATACGCAACACCCTGCGCAACGTCGTGACTGAGTGTCGCCGGGAGTTGGAGAAGGCGATTGGGGAACTGCTTCAAGGACAGTTTGGTATCCACATTGATGGCACGCTTGAACCTGTCGAGAAGCTGACACACCTCTCCCATGCTGATCAGGATTATCGCGCGCAGGTGGTAGCCTCGCTGGAGCATATCAAGGCAGTTGGGTTTACACCTGCTAGCGCCGTCGGCCAACTGATCCGCGAGGTGGCCTTTACCCATCTTAATCGCTTCTGCGCCTATAAGCTGCTGGAGAAGCGCCGCTTGATTCGAGAGACGATCAGCCGGGGGCTGAATTCCAACGGCTTCAAGTTCTATCTGGCCGACAACTCTGCGGATGAGGCGCTTTGGTCCGGCGGCAAGCAAGACCTGGCTTACCGGCATTTTCTGGAGTGGACAGGCGCAACACTTTCGGAGGAGATCGGCATCCTCTTCTCGCCCAACGACCCGGCCAACCGCCTCTTCCCGCCGCAGCGCGTGGTAGAGAAGGTGCTGGGGCTGATCAATAGCGCCGAACTGGCGGAAGTCTGGGATGAAGATGAGACGATTGGTTGGATTTATCAGTACTTCACGCCCAAAGAACTGCGCGATCAGGCGCGCAAAGAGAGTCAGGCCCCGCGCAACAGCTATGAACTGGCTTTCCGCAACCAGTTCTATACACCGCGCTATGTCGTCGAGTTCCTGACTGATAACACGCTGGGCCGCCTGTGGTACGAGATGCGCCAAGGGCAGACGACACTGGCCGAACGCTGCCGCTATCTGGTCCGGCGCAAGCATCCCATCTGGCTCACTCCTGGCGAAGTGCCGCCGGAGCTATACCCTGGAGAGGGAGGGAGATCATTCTCTGATCAGGATGAAGCGATCTGGACCCGGCCCAATCCCACGATTGAAACGTGGATGCAGATAGCCCACTATGCGCTGACGATAGACGGCTATAGCTATGCCCAGAAGCACTTTTCCTCGCCAGAGCAGGGAAAGCAAGACCCAACTGCTGTGGCGTTTGGACTAACTAACCTCAAGCAAGAGGAGTATCGTAAGACCGGCAAGTGGAATGGAACATTTGAGGAGCTGCGGGTCTGCCTATTTATCATACAGCGTGCCTGTCGCTGGAGCGATGAGGCGACGCCAGAGGGCGAGGATTGGGCGATGCTCCAGTCTCTCTATCGGGCGATCTGTGAGGCCTGGGAGCGCGAAGTCGAGGTGATTTTGCACCGCCTGAAGAAAGACCCACGCGAACTGCGCGTGCTGGATCCCGCCTGCGGCAGCGGCCATTTCCTTCTCTATTGCTTTGATCTGCTGCTGACCATCTATGAGGAAGCCTGGGAAGACCTTGACCTGGGGCCAGCGCTCCAACGGGAGTATCGCGGCGATCTGGCCGCCTATCGCGCCGCTGTGCCGGGGCTGATTTTGCGCCACAACCTACATGGGATTGATATTGACCTGCGCTCCACCCAGATCGCCGCGCTGGCCCTCTGGCTGCGCGCCCAGCGCGCCTATTTCGACCTGGGCCTGAAGGGCAACGAGCGCCCTCGCATCCGCCGCACTAATATTGTCTGCGCCGAGCCCATGCCAGGCGAATATGACCTGCTGAAAGACTTCGAGCGCACGCTGGACCCGCGCGCCTTGATTCCGTTGGTGGAGCAGGTTTGGGGGCAGATGAAGCTGGCCGCCGAGGCTGGCTCGCTGCTGCAAGTGGAGCGAGCCTTGCGCGATTCAATTCAGCAGGCCAAGCAGGGCTGGTTAGACACTAGGGGCGGCAATGAGCAACTGACGCTCTTCGAGCAGGGCAAGGCCCCAAAACAGCAGATGCTGAACTATGCTGGCGTCACGGATGTGGCGTTCTATGAGCAGGAGGCCGAGCCGCGTGCCTTGGAAGCCTTGCAGCGTTTTGCTGAGACGACGACAGGGCGCGATGGCTATACACGTCGCCTTTTTGCGGAGGATGCCACGCGCGGCTTCGCGCTGATCGAGGTGCTGGGCAAAGTGTATGATGTGGTGCTGTTGAATCCGCCTTTTGGCGAAGCCAGCAAGCCTTCAAAAGATTATCTTGAGAAGACCTACCGGCGCACCAAAAATAACCTCTATGCCATGTTTATCGAGCGCGGTCTGGGGCTGCTGCACACAGGTGGCAGGCTCGGCGCGATCACCTCGCGCACTGGTTTCTTCCTCACCTCCTTTCAGAAATGGCGCGAGGAGATTTTGCTTAAAGAAGCCCATCCAGTAGTCATGGCTGATTTTGGAGAAGGCGTACTGGATACAGCAACGGTGGAAACTGCTGCCTATGTGTTGGAGGTATGTCGATGAATGAGACCATCTTTCTGCGCCTGCTTGCACAAGATGAAAAAGGCCCTGCGCTAGTCGAGACTATCTCTGCATTACACCAAGGTAAGCACAATCAATTAATCTTCACTGTCGATCCCGATTCATTCGGACAAGTGCCTGGCACTCCTTTCGCCTATTGGGTCAGCGAAAAAATCAGGAGATTATTCAAAGTAGTGCCGCCGTTTGAAAGCGAAGGTCGAGTGGTTCGTGCAGGATTACAGACAAGCGATGACACCCGTTTTGTACGTGCTTGGTGGGAGGTATCTGCTGAGAGTTTAGCAAAGGGAACTTCTCAAATATCCCCTGAGGAGTTTCGCCAGCAAACTTATTCAGGCAAACGATGGGTGACTTTTGCCAAGGGAGGTGCTAATTCATCTTACTTTGCTGATATGCAAATGGTAGTAAATTGGGAACACGATGGAGAAGAAATGAAGGATTGGGCAGTTAATAATGCTGGTGACCCAAGAACTACTCATTGGTCGAGAAATATCCGTAGTACAGAATACTATTTCCGTCCCGGATTAAGCTGGCCACTTCGAACATATAAATTCTCCCCGTATATTGTTCCCAAAGGTTGTATTTTTAGTTTGAGCAGGTATCAAGCTTTCGCAGATGAAGATGATCTTGGGTGGTGCCTTGGATTGCTGAATGGAGCACCAGTAAACCCGCTATTAAGGATGTGCTTAGAAGATTTTGAGCGCCCCAAATACGTGGTAGGGGTTGTTTCTATTTTACCTTTTCCTTTACCCTCTTTCAGCAATAGAGATAAGTTGGCATCTAATGCTCTTCAGTCTTTTAAGATCGTTAGGCAGTTATGGTCAGCAAGCGAAAATAGCCATTCTTTTAGCGTTCCAGCACTCTGCCAAATACCAGGAACAACCCTTGAGGAGCGTGCCGCCACCTGGCAAAACTATCTGAACGATGCTGAGCAAAAAATTAAAAAGTATCAGACAGAAACTGATGGTATAGTCGTTGCTTCCTACAGTATCGAAGAGGATGATCGCTTGGCTCTTGAAATGTCTCTGCCAAGCAGAGAAGATAGGTCAGAAACAAGCAATGAGCAGAGCGATGTACAAGAAGAGGTCGAGGAAACAGAGTTACTTATTACCGACCTGAGGGAACTGATTGTTGATCTTCTTTCCTACGCCATTGGCTGCGCTTTTGGCCGCTGGGATATACGCATCGGGCGTGATCGCAACCTTGTGCCGCCTCTGGCAGAGCCGTTTGCGCCGCTGCCAGTCTGCGCGCCGGGAGCGCTGGTCGGGCCGGATGGTCTGCCCGCCAGGCCGGGGCACATCGTCAGCGAGGCATGGCTATGCGCCCGGCCTGACGCCATCACCCTGCCGCCTGAGGGCAGCGTCCCCAGTCCCAGCATCCCTGATGAGGTCTATCCGCTCTCCATCGCCTGGGATGGCATCCTGGCCGATGACCCCGATCACGAGTCCGACATCTTGCGCCACGTGCGCGCCGCGCTGGACCTGCTCTGGGGCGAGCGCGCTGAGGCTATCGAAGCAGAGGCTTGCGGCATCCTAGGCGTGCGCAACCTGCGTGATTACGTCCGCAATCCGCGCAGCTTCTTCGACTATCATATCGGGCGCTACTCCAAGAGCCGCCGCAAAGCGCCAATCTACTGGCTGCTGCAATCGCCGGGCAAGCGCTATAGCCTCTGGCTCTATTATCACTGGCTGGACCCGGACCTGCTCTTCAAGGCACTCACGCTCTATGTCCAGCCCAAAATCCGTCTAGAAGAAAGCCGCCTGCACGAGATGCGCGCCGCCCCCCAGAGCGCAGGCGACACGGGCGCGGCGCGCCAGGCCGGGCAAGCCTTCGAGCGACAGGAGACGCTGCTGGCCGATCTGCGCGACTTCCATGATCGCCTAGCGCGTGCCGCCAAGCTCTATCTCACTCCAGACCTCAATGATGGCGTACTGCTCAACATCGCACCGCTCTGGGAACTAGTCCCTTGGAAAGAAGCAAAAAGCGCCTGGGAGCAGTTGCTGGCGGGCAAATACGGCTGGTCCTCCATTGGCAAGCAGTTGCGCGAGAAAGGGATCGTAAAGGAAAAATAGATGGGCATCGTCAGCGATTATCTTCGAGATCTGATTGCCAGGCAGCTCAGCGAAAAGGGCATCATCGTTTGGTTTGACCCGGAGGGGCACTACCGAGAGTTTGCGCAGACGCTGGCAATGCCAAATACTACCATTGCGCGCTACGAGGGCAGCTTCTTTAGCTTGCGGTATCAGGTTGATGCCCTCATGGAGCAGGACGAGCCGCCACGCCTGGTCGTCTATATTCCGTTGGCCGAAGAAGATACCCAGCATGCGCTGATCGAGTTGAGTGGTGCCGGGGTAATCCTCAAGCCGGGGAACCCTGCGAGGCCCTGCAACACGCGCCTCTCGGTCGTAGCGAAAGGTGCCCTGCGTGATCGCCGCACCCCGAGAGAACTGGCAGAGCTTGAAAATCAGGTAGAGGAAGGTAAGCTTTCTCTAGCGGACCTTGACCGACTCGCCGATCAGGATGGTTTCGGAGTGCTCGCCATTCTCTTTGAAAAGACGGACCCGACCTCTATAGCCTTGGCCCTGCTCGGCAGCACCCGCTCGGATGCTGAGATTCAGGCGAAGCAAGCAGGAGCCGAGATTGCTCGCCTGCTCACAGACACCTTTGGGCTTGATCTGCCACCCACCGAAACATTAGAGGAATGGCGTATCCGTCTGGCGCGTCATCTCCTTGGCACCGATTTGCTCGCCAATCTGCATGGCCCCATTCCATCCCAGCTTGCCAGCATCAGCGTTGCTCCCAGTGGACGCATCCGCGCCGCTTGTCTTGATCTAGTGAGCACCTGGCGTCGCCTACGCGATCTGGATGAGAGCTATGCCCGCGCTGCCAGCCGTATCGAGCAGGAACTACAACTGGGTAGCATCGAGTTTAAACTGGAACAGATTCGGGACTGCGAAACCTTTGCCGCCATTGAAGACGCTCTGCAGACAGCCGTTGAATCTGCCTTGCTCGCCAACCCCTCCGATGCGTTGCTTACGTTCGTTCAGCAGCGCAAGACCGGCTACTGGAGTCTGCATCAGCCGGAGATTGCGGCTCGATGGGAACTGGCACTGGTCGCAGCCCAACTGCTGCATGCTGCCAGGCGTATTGAAGCCGCCCTCAAGCCATTTAGTCTTTCTGCGAGCGAGCTCTTCCGTGCCTATACGGAAGGAGAACATCCCTGGTGCGAACTGGATACCTTTCAGCGGCGCTTGGAGTATCGCTGCTGGGGCTTTGACTTTGATGACGCTTGGCATCGGACATTGCTTCATTTGACGAATCGTGCTCGTCAACGCTATATGGAGGTGGGTGGGCTGCTGGCAGAACGGTTTGTCCGGGCTCTGGAGCAGGATCAATTTCGGCTGCCAGGCTTGCGTACCCAGCGTGAAACGTTCTCCAGTATGGTCGCGCCAGCGCTGCGCGAGGGGAAAACCGCCTATCTCCTGGTGGATGCACTCCGCTTTGAGTTGGCGCGTGAACTGGTATGTGACCTGGGCGATGACTATCAAGTGACGCTCTTAGCGGGACTAGGCACGGTACCATCAATCACTGAGATCGGGATGGCTGCGCTCATGCCTGGTGCCGAGGGCGACGCGCAAGTGGTGCCCACCGGCCCGGGCAAAATCGGGCTGAAGGTTGGCGAAACGGTGCTCAAAGATCGTAAGAGCCGGCTCGAGTGGCTCAAACAGCATGCACCGCTGGCCTACAGGGGCGAGCAAGCCAGGGTCTTTGTGACCCGGCTGGAAGACTTTCCCTTCTCTACGAAAGGCATCAAGGCCGGGATTGAGACTGCCGATCTGTTGGTGATGACCTCTCAGGAACTGGACGAACTCGGCGAAACCGATAACCTGATGCTGGTACGCACCATGATGGACGGCATTCTCGTCAATCTGCGTCGCGCCATTCGACGGCTCGCCGAACTGGGTTGCAAAACCATGATCGTTACCGCCGATCACGGCTTTCTTCTGGGCGATGAACTGGGCGAGGATATGAAGCTGGATGCACCAGGTGGAGAGACACTGGACCTGCATCGGCGCGTCTGGGTTGGGAAAGGCGGTGCCGCTGGCGGTACGTCCTTCCTGCGTGCGCCGCTGTCGGCTTTTGGGCTCAGCCATGACCCCACACTGGAGATCGCTGTGCCCTATGGCTTCGCGGGCTTCAAAGCCGCCGGAGGCTCCCTTGCCTACTTCCATGGAGGCTTAGCACCCCAGGAAATCGTCATTCCGATGGTGGAGATCGTGCCAACTGCCGATCCTAGTCCATTAGCGAGCGGAGACATCGCTTGGTCGCTCACCCTTGGCTCTAAAAAGATCAGTACCCGCTTCTGTACGGTGCAGATCAACGGGCACAGCAACGGACTTTTCGCTGCTATGAGCGCTCTACCGCGTGTGCGTGTAGAAATCAAGGCAGGGAAAGATGTTCTCTCGATGCCCATCGCTGCCTCGTATGGCTATAGTGAGGCCACTGGTGATGTCCAACTCGAGTTCACTGGCGAAGGGAGCCGTGACGTGGTTGCCAATACCGTGACACTGATGATTACCCAGGAACCCAGCCAGCCAACCATACTGGTTTCGATTCATTTGCTCGATGCCGTGACCGGCCGGGAATTGGTTCGACTCGACAAAATCGAGATGGCGATCACCATCTAACCGCAGGAAGAAGGGAGTACGATCATGTCTGCGCTTGACCAGAAGGCCAACGAGGTGTTCGCCGGAAAAGTGGTGCGCAAAGACCTGGTACGCAAGGTCAAAGTAGGCGCCAATGTGCCAGTCTATGTGCTGGAGTATCTGTTGGGCAAATACTGTGCTACAGATGACCCGGCGGCTATTCAGGCCGGCCTACGCCTGGTGCATTTTCAGCTCAGCGAGAACTTCATCCGCCCTGACGAAGCCAATAAAGCCATGTTTGAGGTAAAGGACAAAGGGCACAAGACCTTGCTGGATAAGATTCGCGTCCGCTCCACCGAACGGGAGGATTGGGGCGAGATGGCAAACTTCGGCAACCGCTTCCTGCATGTGCCCGATCACCTGCTGCGGCAGTTCCCACGTCTCTTAGAGGGTGGCATCTGGGCGCACATCAATCTGGAATACCGTATGGACGAGGATGAGGATACCCCCAAGAGTCATCCCTTCTATGTCACCGAAATCAAACCGATTCAGCTCGCCGGCTTTGACCTGGAGGATTACCTGAAAGGCCGCCAGCAGTTCAGTACCGAGGAGTGGATGGACCTCCTGGTGCGTACCATTGGCCTGGAGCCAGCTGGAATGAGCCAGCGTCTCAAGCTGCAGCTCTTGGTGCGGCTGATTCCGATGGTGGAGCGCAACTATAACCTGATCGAACTAGGGCCACGTGGCACTGGCAAGAGCTTTGTCTACCGCGAGACGACTCCCTATGCCATCTTGGTCTCCGGTGGCAAAACGACTGTTGCCAACCTCTTCTACAATATGGGCACGGCCAAGATGGGCTTGGTTGGCCTCTGGGATGTGGTAGCTTTTGATGAGGTGGCCGGCATTGAGTTCAGCGATAAGACCACTGTCCAGATCCTCAAGGACTATATGGAATCCGGTTCCTTCAGTCGCGGGCGGGAAGAAATCGCAGCAGAAGCCTCGATGGCCTACCTTGGCAACATCAACCAGCCTGTTGACGTGTTGGTGCGTACCTCGCACCTCTTTGCTCCGCTGCCTGATGCTATGCGTGATGACATGGCCTTTATAGATCGCCTGCACTACTATCTGCCAGGTTGGGAAGTTCCCAAGATGTCTACCGACCTTCTGACCGAGGGCTACGGCTTTGTAGTAGACTATCTGGCCGAGGCGTTGCGAGAACTACGCCGCCAGAATTTTACTGATATGATTGACGCCCACTTCTCGCTGGGTTCCCATCTCAACGCCCGTGATGCCAAAGCGGTGCGCAAGACTGTTTCTGGCTTGGTCAAACTCCTCCATCCCAATCGGGAGGTGACGGTAGAGGAGTTGCGCAGCTATCTGGAACTTGCATTGGAAGGACGCCGCCGTGTCAAGGAGCAACTCAAAAAGCTAGGCTCTTTCGAGTATTACCAAACCAGCTTCTCTTACCTGGAGAACGAGAGCATGCAGGAACATTTCGTTGGGGTACCAGAGGGTGGTGGACGTGGTCTGATCTCCTCTGATCCGCTCCCGCCGGGAAGTGTGTATGCTGTTACCCTCACCGACGAAGACAAAGTGGTCCTGCACCGGATGGAGGTGGGCAAGATTGAGGGCGGCTCTGGCAAGCTTCGTATCGCTGGCACTATCGATAGTGCCACCAAAGCTTCATTGACTACAGCTTTTGATTACCTGCGTGTCCGCCGACGCGAGTTAGGGATAGACCGCGAATTGGATACCTATGATTACCACGTCCAGGCGGTGGATCTGAGTGGTTCGGGCGAGCGTGTTCGGGCCGGGATAGCCTTCTTCATCGCAGTGTACTCTGCAATCAAAGAGCGGGGTGTCCGACCAGCGCTGGTCGTGCTGGGTGACCTGACCATCCAGGGTAATGTGCTGGCTGCTCGTTCACTCGTTGAGCCACTCCAGGTAGCGATGGATAATGGGGCCAAACGGGCACTCATCCCTGTCGAGAACAGGCGTTCCTTCCTGGAAGTGGCGGCGGATATTGTCGAGAAGGTCGATCCCATCTTTTATGGGGAACCCTTAGCTGCTGCAGTGAAGGCACTCGGGGCAGAATAAGTTCTACTCCATAGGCGTCTAGCGTCAACGAGACAGGCTCACTTCTTTTAGGTATGAGCCCCACGTTAATATCTATATTGCCAATGATAACTGGGAACACTGGAGAAATCTGCCCAATACGTTGGCTTATGTAAACAGTAGGTTGCACTACGATGTCGGTGCGGCCATTAAAGCTACAAGGAACGCAGCAAATAGTGATAAGGACGTCTTAGCGTTGTCGAGTTCTACTGTTCCAACGGCTGGGTTCTGTAAGCACAGATTTCAACCCGGATTTTGCAAACAAGGCTGCCATAAAAGATAGCAGAGCCGCGAAAAGCTCTTATCGCACGGCTCCCAGGAGAATGCGTAAAGCTGGTTTGGCCCTAGCTCTTTTTAGAGCGCATCGCCTTTTCTTTATACAAACGATACAGTGCGGCTTCCCGTTCACTACGAATGAGAAGCCGTTTAATACGTGGCCCGAAATGCTTACCTATCCATTCCAAGACATTATACGTCGGGAATACGAACGCTGTCAGAAATATGAGCGCATCGTGAAATGATATATGGAGATGCATCGCGGTGTTTGTTTTTAGGATGAACTTATTGTATCTGGAGGTTTGGGTCTGCTGGCGTGGCTTGTGGCTGTGCTGGTGCTGCATTCGGATCAGCGGCTGGAGCTGCGGGTTGTTCTGCCGGAGGATTTACTACGGGCGCAGGTACTTCTGGATTCGCGGCAGGCGTTGCTTGGCCTTGGTCAGTTGGTTGCGTCGTATCAGCAGCAGGGGTTATCTGTATTTGGTCGGCAGCTACCGTCATTTGTTCGGATTGGCTAGGGGCTGCGGGTGGGTTCTGACCGCTTAACTTGGCGACTTCCTCCTGCAAGAACTTCTCAGCCATCTGTAGATCGTGCTGGACATTCTCGGCGACAACCTTTCCTTCCGCGATAATCTTCTCGGCTATCTCTTTAGTCAGTGGCTCGTACTCCTTGACTAGAGCGTAAGCGCCTTTGAGGTCTTGCATGATCTTATTCATAACTGGTCCTTGTTTAATTGACTGATGTAATTTTAGCATATCCCGCTTTTCTTCCAACTCACGCCACAGTATCCGGGTAGTCTTGATTAACGACTCTATAATCTCCCGGTCTGCTTCTTGCTGGTCAAAGAGCGGCGAATCCATGCCCTGCCTATAAGCTACAATCCGGTTTAGCCGTATGCGCTTTAGCAAAGGCTGTCAGGTTATTGTAGGCTGCGAGCCCTTGCTTACAGGAAGCCTCAAGCTTATTTATTGTCGCCTGGGTCTGCTCTTGCTGCTTAGTAGCTGATAGCTGTGCGGCATGGGCTTGTTTAGCTTGCAACGAAGCGATCTGGGCATTCTGCAGCCGTTGCTGCCTTACCGCATCATGGTGACCCACATACGCGCCGGAGACTAGGCCGCCGACTGCGACCGTACAGATAGCGAGGGGGATTAGATGTCTCATAGTGAGAACTCCGAAGGTGTTGCTACTACTGGTGTTCCAGCGGCTTCAGGTACAGTGACAGCGGCAACGGCCGCATCAGCTGCAGGCGTGCTGGCTGGCTTCTTGTGGAGCAAGCTGGAGATTTTATACAGAAGATTGGAGAGCTTTGACAGGTAACCATGGTCACTGATGTATACAGCTGCCTTGTAAATAGCCTGTGAGAAACCGTAGGCCGCTGGACTGGTGATACCAAGCAGTTCAATCGGTAGCCCTTTGAACTTTAAGACGTAGGGTATGACCGCACCGGCAAATGACAGCAACACGACCATCGTGTGTATCGCCTTGCCACTGTTCATGCCAAAGGCCCGTTTAAATATTTCTGCTACTACGTACACTCCAGCACCGGCGGCTGGCAATGATAGTAGTAACGGTACGATTAGCGAACTCGTAATATCTATTGACGAGTGCATCTTATTATCCTCTCCTTATGTTTAAGCGAGACATCCACCCGTGAGTAGTGCCTGCCGTCTTAATGATGGCCTGTTTTGATTTTGAAATCTCGTGCTCCGCCTCATAGCCAAGCTGGTCAATATCGTCGCCAGTATTAAATGGCGTATTAGTAGCATCCTGCTTAATGAGGGACGTGACGGGAAAGCCGTACCAAGTTTTCTTTTCAATGCTCTTTTGCGAGCGATAGAACTTTGAACCGCCGAATAGGAAGGTGCCACCGACAACGACTAGCGTGTTGGCTCTAACCTCCACTTTATTGCCAGTCTCAAAGTCAATCGCCTTCATGTCTTCTTTAACGAGATAGGTTTGAGGATTCATAAAGAACGTCATACGCTGCCAGGGTAGACCAGGCACGTCAGTCGGCGGTGCAGGGGGCAACGTTGCCGTGGAAGCACCCATATCTGCTGCCGGACTGTTCATGCTGATGTTCTGCGTACCACTTGGCACTGCTAAGGGAGTGGTAATGCCTGATCCTGCCATTGGTGCTGGGGTAATCTCAGGTGCCAGGCTTAAATCTACTGTTTTAATGCCTACTGTAATCGGCGTGTGCTGAGTTTGATCGGCAGTACCAAAGTTATTATTATCCATGTAATAGGTGTCGTTATTAGCTAGTACTGCCTTACCAACCGCTTCAAAGTGAGTACCTGCTGTAAAGTTATCCACAACCGTACCGCTTTCAAAGTTCACAGATCGCGCACCGTCTTTGGTTACCAACTTAATGGGAGCATCAAAGCGGGTGTAGATAACCGCAGGGGGGGGTGCAGGAGGTTCGGCTATCGGTTCAGCAGTAGCTACCGAAGCTACGGTCGGAGCCGGTACCACTTCGCTGACTAGTACGCCGCTATCTTGCGGTGCAGGACTATCGGTACGCTCACCCTCGCCGTGTCCGATGCCGGGGAACTGAGCAACGGTATCGGGGCCAGCGTAGATCGCTACTTCGCCGAAATCTTGTGTCTTGATAAGGTAGACATTCGGTGCTGGACTGCCAAGTATCTGATACGTCAGGCCGCCGAACATTTTCGGGTCAAGAATGTGCGTAGCGTGAGGCAGCGTCCACGGACCGCTAGGATTATATACGTGCCAAACGCTGACCGAGGGAGGCAGAAACAAGACGTGTGCTGAACTTGGTGGCGGAGTGCCTATAGATGCGGTGTGAGCTGCCGGTGCTGACACTGGCGTATTTGGAATGGTATGTACCGGGATAGTTTCGACAGTATGGAATGTGAACGTCGCCCAAGCTATCGGCTGGCCGTAGACATGTTCATATTCAGCAGGGGTTTTTACTTTGCCGTCCCATGAGTCAATAATTGAATGGTCAGAAGCGCTATTAACGGCGCAGAAGTGATTGATTTCTTGACCGGCATGGTCACGATAGCGGAACTCGACTTGAGCTAAATCACTGTTCGGGAAGCCAGCACCGCCTATTTGATTTACGACTAATTGCGGACAATAATGCGTGACAGTTGACCAGGTGATGTCATCGTTGGCACGGTCGGTCAAGTCATACGTATATAAGTTGTGCGATTCGTAGAAGTTGTTTAGAGTAGGAGGATCAATGCCCTTGCCGACCTTCTCTAAAAGATTGCTATCAGCACTGACAAAACATCCAATTTCATTTAAGCCAAGGTGAGAGTTACCAACGAATTGTTTATAGTTTAGTTGTGCGTAAAACATGTGTTTTCCTTTTTTTAGTGTAACATAATCGTTATTAAGTGGCGCTTACTAAATAACCGCTAAAATGGTTTAAAGCCGTCGGGGATGTAATCTCGTATGACAGCGCGGCGTCGGCGTAGACATAGGTCTCAATGTAATCCCCAGCCGACAACTGCAACAGATCACTAACTGTTGAACCGTTTTCGCCCGCCGATGACCAACCATCGGTGCCTCTGGTGGCTTCCACGCCATTTTTATATAAAGCCGTGATCCAGCGATGCGTTCCCGATGATTGGGCTGTAGAGGTGCGGGCAGTCAACATGTAGAAACCGGCAATTGGTGCAGTAAACCGACCCTTATTGGTCACAACATCGACATTATTGCCGGTGTCAAAACCTTCCGGCCCAGTCTTCGTATCAAAAGGCACCAGTCCAAAAGCTAAAGATGCTGATGTTGTTGCGGCCGACAAGTACACCCGGAATTTATACGGGTTGTAACTGTTAGCGGTGAGTTGGTTGATAAGATTCTGAAGTGTAACGAGCACGTCGCCCGCTCCACCCGCTTTTACTTTCAATACGGAGTCAGCAAGTGCGAATGTTGTTTCTGAGGGAAGTGTGCTTAACTTTGCCATTATTTCTGCTTGTTATAGTGTGAAAGAAGCATACTCAGATCATATATATCAATTTTACCATCGTGATTGAGGTCGCCATAGTTAGGTTCCAGGCTGGTAATCCAGAGCGAGATGTTCAAAGCTACAAGAACGAGGATTACTATATTTTTGACCATGTCGTTATTGTATCACTCCTTATGACGGTGCCGGTGCATTATTGACCGTACTGAGTGCTACCAAGCCTCTAACCACCCGCTCGACAGTGACACTGATACGCTTCGGCAATATGCCAAGTTGGAGAGTTACCGAGTCAGGGCTGTAGTCGCGGTGGACGATTTGTGCCAGCAATCCGTCAACATACGTTCCGAACCCGTTGAATCCGATAATCTTGCCGGGCACGAGCAAGGTGGTGTCCATCGTCTTATCGAGTACGGTTACGGTCGTCTGGTACTGCTCGTACTTGTTGGCAGCGATAATATTCTGCCCGACAATATGCGCAGTCCCCGCATCGATGATATGACTATCAGTATGAATCTGCGCTCTCTGGCCGTAGAGAGCGATGCTCGCCGCATCAGAATCGAAAGTATATATACTCAGTTTAGGGGTTGCGGGAGAATTCGGATCAGGGCCGCCGATCATGTAAACGGCATTCGTGACGTACTCGATGGTACTAACTACCGTTAGCTTGTTGATATGTACGCCCTTCGTCAGCACAAAGTCGGCATTCGTATTTGCTCTCTGGAAGTACATTAGATTCTGCCCAAGATCAACGTAGTAATAGAAGCCGTTCGGTGCCAGAGTAAGGATATTCTGGATGCCACTGTATACGGTACTGGTATTGAACTGGTACGATGGAATAGTCAGGCCGGTCGCCTGTACGGTTAGAGGGCTAGCCGTAATGCGGCCACCGTAGTTGCCGATGACACTGAGTAGCATATTTGAGGGGTCGATAGTGCTATAGAGTGGGTTCGTAGAAGCCGAATTATTATAAGTAATAAAATATAAATCACCCGTCGAAACGGTTGGCGAGATAATAGTGCCACCACCGTAAATAGCGGTGTTTTGGTAACTAACATTGACTCCTTGGATGTCGGTACAGCTAAGCATAATAGTGTAATAACCGGAAAAACCAGCAGGGAAGGTGTATTGAAAGATAAAGTCATAGGTCTGCGCTGTCGTAGACGATATGACCTGTAAAGCGGTCGCGTCAGGTGTCGCACTAGACAGGGAACGTGAAAGATTAGTTACCCCAGCCCTGCTGGCATAGAGGCTCATCGTGACGATAGGACTGTTATTCTTCACCGCTGCCATCTGCAACCGTATCCGGGCAACGCCAGTGACGCCCGTTCCCGGTGTGATTGACTGACCGAGGGCTGGAGAGTTAGAAGCGAAATTGAGCAGATAGGTACTGTTCACGGTGGTCTGTGATTGATCGGCATTCGGCTGGCTCAAGATCATAAACTTATCCAAATCCTGGCCGTCACTATAGACTAGGATTCTTACGCTCTCATCACCGGTGTCGCCGCCGAAATTGTCCTCGTGGCGCTCGATGATACCACGGAACATACAGATACCGTTCGGATGGTAGTAGCCGTACTCCCATACTTGAATTCTGTTACCGTCGCGGATCAGTGCACCACTTGTGCCGATGCCGGTCGGTGGCTGTACCCCGTCATCAGTCAAGGTGTTGTTATTCTCGTCGGTCAGCGCATTGCCGTTATCATCGGTCAATATGGAGGTCGACTGAGCACTTGTATCGGCCGCCACGGGTACGATGACCGTAATCTGTGCCCCGGCGGTATTAATATCCTGAGTAATGATAAAGTCGCTGCTGGGCTTCGGAAGATTGCCCATATACGCACCGCTCTGGCTGTCAAAAACTTTATAGAGGTAGTACTTCTGCTGCGGAATGGCAATTGGTGCCGTATGCCAGTAAACCGTGATTCGCACAGCATCGATGAAGGCAGTGCCGCCGCCATGGGTATTAAGAACCTGAATGGCGACGCCGAAGCTTGAATTATTGATCTGGGATGGCGTCCAAGCAGCACCCCATAGGTCGCTTGATCCGCCGTAGCCCACGAATGATTCTGAGGAGGGCGGCCAAACGTCAGCATAGCCACCGCTACCGTTCTGCGCACCGTGAATCGTACCAGCTCCGCTGCCCGCTGCTAGCAGCTGAATTGAGTTGGTCTCGGCGTTCACGCCGTATCGGTCAAACTCGACATAAATACCGTCAATTATGGCCGTCGAGGGGATATTGAAGCCGAAGTTGGTCAACTGAAGGGAGTTCGTTTGCGAACCAGCACCGGAGATATTGCCGCTGGCATAGACCGCATCGGGCGCGCCTGTCGCATTGCTGGGATTAGTCCACGCTCCATTTGCACCGCTGGCGCTAACTGCTGATCCTGCATAGAATGGGCCGGTAGGTGACATAATTATAGGTACTGCCGGTAACACACGGCGCTTATAGTGAAAGTGCGGCTGGCAAAGTTGTCAAGATAGTCCAGCGTACCGGAGCCGACAGAGAAAGCCGGAAATGCACCAGTGAAACTAGCTGCCACACCGTTTGCGGTCACGGTATTCTGCTTGCAGTCGACCACCAGCACATCAGTCGCCGACCAAGTGCGTAACACGTTGATTTGCTGGCCTGTGCTATCGTTACCAATACTGACCATGCCGAGTACTGGGGCACTGCCGATGGCACTGTAGGTGACGGTGATAATCGGCAGCTGGAATGGCGCTGTGCCACCGAAGGTGAAGTTATCCGTATAAGATGCTTTCTGACGATTTCCGGCGGCCGTTGAGGTGCTATCGTTAACCGTTCCGCTCCAAGTATAGGTGTACGTGTTGTTGGCAGGGAATGAACCGTCGAAGTAGCTTCCTACAGTAGTAGCTTGCTCGACCTGTACGGCATCAACTAAAAGAGTGTAGTTGGTGTCACTAGTTCGTATATACAATGTTCCGCTTGTCGCTGTCGCCGTAAATGTGACTGAAACACGCTGCCAAGATGTCGTAACCGTGTATGCAACACTAGTATTGCCGCCATCGGTATAGTAGATATTACCAGCTTGAGAGCCACCTCCCGTTGCCCCTTTGATATATGCGCTGGCTGTATAGGTACTTCCAGCCGTTAGGCCACTGACACTAATTGATGCTCCACCCGCAAAGCCGCCACCGCCGACTGTGCTCGAACTTAATACGCGCATAGATGCGATTGCAGGGGTTATGCCGCTAGCCGTCCAGCCCACCGTACCGCTGATAGTGCCGTTACGGGCATTGCCAGAAAAGTCAGTTACTGTCGTACCACTGCCATCAGAACAATAGTATTGTATTTGCAACCCGACCGCTGAGGCCGCTTGCTTGTTATATAAGTTGCTGACTTCGGCGGCTGACAATACTCGGCTCCATAACTGGATGTCATCCATCTTGCCGTTAAAGTTGTTGCTGGCCGCATAGGAGCCAATGGTCTGGTTATTTGAAGTAGTATTGACTGGGCCTAGTACTGTCTGGCTTCCTAGACTCGCACCGTTAATATAGGCCGTGGCCGTAGTACCTGTCTGTGTTATGACGATGTGGTACCAAGTATTTGCAGCCATGGTCGTACTAAAAGTAGTAGGCGATAGCGTAACATCAGGGAACCATGATATTCCAGTGCTGGAAATGCGGATCAAGCTGCTCATATAGGAAATGACATCTAAAGAGGTAGTAACCGCCGGATTGACCCACATAGCATAGGTAATTGATGTGCCCAGATTAATGTAGGGTACGCCGACATTTCCGGTCGCGGTAAAGTTCAGCCCACTTTCAACGGCGGTTACGTTAGTAGCGGCCACACCGTTGACAGCATAGGTTCCATCACCCAAGAAGCGGCTAATGATAGCTGATGAATATGTGCTCCATCCCGTTAAATCGGTTTCAAAGCTAGGATTAGCACAGAGGTTATGCCGTGTCGCAGCCGGACTTAGAAGCGTGGTCGCCGCGACATCCTGACCGAATGGCTGAGTACAGGTAAAAGTCACGCTAAAACTTGCCCACGCCAGACCGCCGGGACGGTTCACATCTATATTGGTAGCGGTAGCTATATAGCGGCGCGTACTGCCGTTATAGTCAATGTCAAGGTTGCCATTCTGTGCCAACAGATAGCTGTTGAATAAGTCAATTTGAGCGTCGCAGTCGGCAATCGTCGTACCGATAATCACGCCGTCCACCTGGATCGGTTTATTCGGATATTCCACGAAGGGTATGATGCTGGCGTTGGCATGGGCCAGGGCGTACATCTGGGCACGTTTAGCGCTCTTACCGGCGTGTTCGATGCTCTCGGTTATAATGCCGCGTGTACCGTCAAAGCTTTGTAAGCTGAAACTGGAAAAGGCAATATTCGTCATCAGTATGCCCCCTGTACGGCGGTGAGCCCTTTACCGACGTTGAGGGTATCCTGGTTAACCGATTTGAAGAATTCTTGAACGGCTGCCGGAGATGAGAGGACGAGCTGCTGAATGGTCACGGTGCTGCGGTTGCCGCCATAGGAGTTATAGTTACTGGTTGAGTTGCTGGCTGGACTACTGGCACTACCGACCGCAGGCGAGCCGCTAACCAGCTGTGTCGTGGCGAGGTTCGCCTTCACCTGCATGCTTTGCATGCCATTAATGAGACCCTGTCCGATGCTCTGTCCAGCTTCGGTGAATAACAGTGACGGCGAGTGCCAACCGATAGCGTCTCGGAAGCCTTGCTCGATACCTTTACCTAAATCTTTAATTGCTCTTACAGCGTTTTTGATTGCACCTTTTACGCCATTCACAAGGCCATCCACGATAGCTTTTCCCGCGTCATACAGCCAATGTCCAGCGCCTTTGACAGCATCGAGTACACTGTCCTTGATACTCTTAAATATATTGCCCCAGTTGATCGCCTTAAATGAATTCGCTGAGCCTGTCCATGCGCCAGTAAACTTGCTGACGATGTCTTTGCCGACATCCAAGACGGCGTTGCCGATCCCTTTGAATACATCACCCCAATTAATGTGTATGATCCAGGTGAGTAACGCACCAAAAGCATCAATCGCTTTCCGACCCGCATTAAGAAATATTTCGGTGAGTTTTATCTCCAGAGTCACAAATGCCTCAATGATCTTGATTGGCATGCCGATCATGAAGCCGATAGCGAAACCAATATCCTGCCAGAAGTGCGTCGTAAACTGGTGAAGTGCGTCGCCAATACCATCAAGAACCTTGCCGACGATGCCTTTCAGCGTATCGAACATAGACTTTATGGCGTTCCAGACATCTTCAAGCGCTGACTTAACTGTTTTCCAATGGTCAATGATCATCGTTACTGCTATACCGATGGGCCCGAAGAGTATGTCAACCAGAAGCTCCCAATGACCCTTCAACCAGGTTATGAAATCACCGAACCACTGCTTGACGAGGCTCCAATGGGTAATAATGAGCAGGGCCACAGCGATAATCGCCATTGCCGCTAGGATGATAGGGTTCATTGCCATAATAGCGTCAAGGGCTATTTGAGCTTTCTCAACCGCCTGCACTCCCATTTCCCAAGCTTTCATTGCTCCGACAACGAGCAGGATGCCGCCTGCGATTGGTGCGAGTATGCCCGCAACCTGCATGATGCTTTTATAGTGGTCCATAAGCGAAGAGAGGATCGGTAGTAGTCTCTCGCCGAGACTCTCCAATACAACCTGCAGCCGCTCTTTCATTTCAGCAAGTTTCTGGTTAAAGGTTCCCTGGATAAGCGCCCAGTCGCCGATATTCTTTCCGGCTTCTTTACCAGCTGCAGCGATCTTCTGGACGTTTCCCTGGAAAGTGAGGAAGTTGCCCCCAGTGAGAAGCATGGCAGCATTGGCCGCGTTAGATTGGCCCGTAAGGGTCTTTAGGGCGTTGGCATAGGTCTGGGCCGCCGGTTGGCCGGAGGTGAGCAGTTTATTGAACGAATTTACCCCGTTGGCGGTGGTCGCGAACTGCTGCATCATGTGCTGCTGCAGCGGCGGGAGTGCCTGCAACTCTTTACGCCATTCCTTAGCAGTCACATTACCATCTAAGAAGCCTTTCGCCATCGCCTGCAGACTCTTCGGCATGGCCTGTATTTCCTGGTTGGCATCGGCGGCGGCCACTTTCGCATTCTTGAGGGTACTCTGGATAACTAAGCCGTCCGGCCCCATATGATTGAGAATTGCGTCGCTGATCGTCAGTAACGTTCCCGTCAACCCTCTTTTTCCTAGGTATTCGGACAGATTCAGGGAACTTAAACCCATCGCTTGCATCATCTGAGTCTGCTGTAGGGTCGGTACTTGCAAGGTACGAATAAGCGCGGCCAGGTCTTGCGTCGCTTGTGCCGCATCAACACCGCCAGCCGTAAGTGTGGCTTCTCCACCAGCGACTTCAGCGAACGAGAGTCCGACCTGATGAGCCAGCGGCAGCACCGTGGATAGGCTGCTCGCGAAGTCCTGCATGTGCATTTTACCTTGTGCTACAGCTGCAACCATCTGGTTCGTCACCTGAGCTGCTTGGCTGGCCGGGATGTTGTAATCGTGTAGGACTGTCGTCAGGGCATTCGCGACAGTCTGCAGGTCTGCGCCATCAGCTTTAGCACCTTCAGCTGCGATTTTCAGGACGTTCAAGCCATCGGCACCGTGGAATCCTGCCGACTCTATCAAATACATTCCTTGCGTCAGTTGGTCGAGGGTCGAGCCGGTGTCAACGGCAATCTGCTTAATGCCATCCCCAACTGTTTTGAGGTTTTTCTGGCTTTCGCCCGCACCGGTTACTAGCTGAGTTAGCTGGGCTTGGAAATTTCCGGCCGTCGTGATGGCATTACCGATACTGCCGACAATGATATCGAAACCCTTTTGCGCTAGACTAGCGGCAATCTGGCCGCTCGCTACCTGCTTCCAAAGATTACTGAAGTTATCTGCCGCATTTTGAACGGTTTCCCGCGAGCTGTCGGTTGCACCAATGTTTACATTGACGGTGGTGTCGTTATTCATTGGCCTTATTCTTTTTCTTCTGCGCGGTGGCTTCAGCCTTAATCTTTATCTCGTAGATGGGGTCAAACCAGAGGGGACGGTTGAGGTATTGTTCGAATGTCCATTGGTATTTCTCCATGACATCGAGGATGTGAAACCGTTTGTCGAACCTGCCGCCATTGTTCATGAGGGCAAGGAAGTACTGTTTTTGTAGCTCTTCCCTTAGCTTACGGGTGCTTTTGGGTCGCTGCCCTCCACCTTGCCGTCAGTCTGGATATCCTTTAGCTGCGTCTTGATGTAGTCGACATCGGTCTTCGGCAGACTAAGTACCTGGTTGACAATATCGCCAGCCACGCCGTCGATATTCAGCACCATCAGCTCGATCATCTTCTTGTCGGCGTCGAGTTGGACAGTGGGATCGGTGTCCATGACCATCTTCATCGGGCCGCTCATAGCGTTCTTTTCACCCGATGCTGCGTTCGGATCAACTTCCGTCTCGAAATGGCTCTTATTGGCACTCAGCGTGATACGCTGGATTTCCTGATCGATGAAGCCGGTCATGTAGCCTTTGACCAGTACGGTCTTGCCCGTTACCGGCAGCTTCAGTGTCTTCGTTTCTTCCATTATCCTTCTACTCCTATGTTAATGTTGGATTCGCGTTGATGAAGGTGACCGAGAAGGCTTGTCCGTCAATTACATCTTGCTTGGCGATGTACTTGATTTCGGAGTAGTTGATTTCACCGGCTTTGTACTGCGGTAGGGGATCGTCGGTGGTGAGGTTATTGAAGGTAATACGCACCTCGTAGACGTTGCCGTTGGAGTAGAAGTAATGGCGGAACTGGCAGGCTGTTTTCGCCATGTTGTTATAGTTTTCGACATCACCGGGGGTATCGTAATACTTCTTGATCGTCAAAGAAACTTCGGCAGGCTTGCGCAGCAGTGCGGCAGGGTCTTGTGAGCCTGAACGATGTTCGCCTTTCACGTCTTTAAATGGGTAACTTATTTCCCAGGTCGAACCTTCCTCAACGTGTGTCTCACTTGCCGATAATGCAGCAGCAGCAGTCGCAGCGAAATAGACGTGGGTGTTTGACCACAGCGCGGGCTGCGGCAGCATGTTGAAGCTCGGTGAAGCTGGGCGCAAGTAAACAAAATCACCGCTGACGTTAGCACTAACGTTGGTTGTCGTGGTGATAGCAGTAGCACTGACAATGGAGGCAACCGTACAGTCGATAGTCGTACCGCCGCTTGCCGCGTATGTCCGTAGAAGATCACCGACGGCTAGACCAGTCGTCGGGCTTGGGTCGTAATCAGTCTTAAAGTTAATCGTATATGGGCTAGCACCCGTCACGCTGGCGATTTCGCGGCCTTGGAACGAGCCGAGAGCACTGATAGTCGGCTTGAGCTTCAGTTCGTTTTCGGTCCTTTCAAGCGTGATCTTCTCGACCTGGCAACCATAGTAACGTTGTACCGTATTCGTACCGCTGGCAACGTCAATGGTATACGTCTTCGGCGTAGAAGCGCTGAGGGTGCCGGTGCTGGTATAGGGGTTGCTCCCCGTCTTGCCGCTCATAGCCAGCATCATGGCGAATATCTTCTCGGCGGTGTTGGCTTCGAATACGAAGGTCGCGTCGCCGGTATGATCGCGCAGACCTGGTACGACATTCTGGACGCCATAGACGTTACCGGCGGCCGGAGCCATCTTGTTGAAGTTGCGCTTGGTCTTGATGTTGAAGTCGTAGGCTTGCAGATAATCGGTCGGCGTTGTGGCTGTACCGGGAGCTGGCTCAATGGCCAGTCCGACATACCCCTTATTAAATAGAATCTCACTCATGGCTAACTATTCGCCTCCTTATTCTGCGTTGCAGGTGGTGTTTGTGGTGCGGCTGGTTGTACTGGGGGAGCTGGAGGAGAAGTCTCAGTAGGTGGTGTTACGGGAGGGGTAGTTGTAGCCGGTGCGGCCTGCTCTTCGATGGCAGGTTCGAGGTAGATGCTCTCTAGTGGTTCGTCGCTTTCGACAATACCGTTTCCTAAGTTACGGGCTTCGGCGAAGATTCTATTTTCAGCACCTTTTTTTATTGGATACCTGTATGACATGTTGCCTCTATTCTATGGTTAAGCCTTCTTATTGTCAAAAATTTCACAGCCGAATGTTACCAGTACTACCTCCTGTTCAGGACTACCTGGCGTTCCGTGACGGTTATATCTATGACCGCTTCCCTCGTTTCCGCCATGTTCGGACGGGGCGGATTGTCATAAGAAATACTGATGTCGCTGTTGATAGTGACAATCCCCGGCACGGCTTGGCTTTGCAAAGTGATGTAGGTCCGCAACCCATACATGAGGGTATTGGGTAAGAGATAGCCTGTTGTGGGGTCCCGGCCTTCGATCAAAAGTTGTAGCTGGCGTTTGACGGTATCTACTGAGTCGGGCGCGCCTAGTCCGGCAACCGCATCGACGAGGAGGTGGATATAGACATGCTCGGTTACGTCATCAGTGCTGGTCGGCGCGTTTTTGAGGCTGTAGGTGCCAGCAGTTTTGTCTACGATGATGTAAGGAAAGGCGTCTTTGCCGAGGAGAATATTGTTGGGGTCGGGTACGCCGAGCGAGTAGCCGTGGATGATGTTGCCTGCAGGTCCGTAGACGCTTTGCACTAAATTCATGATACGGGCGGCGGCGTCAGGGTAAGTTGGCAGGTTGCTGTCCATACTATAGACCGTGTAGCTTACTGTTAATATCTTTAGTAATGATCTGCTTGATAATCTGTTTCACATCGTCGCTGATGCCGATCATCTGGCGGCGTGGTAGTTTAGTCCGTGCGTCGCTACTCTGGTGGTACGGGAAGTACGGGGCGGTATTGTCGATGACGAGACGGCGCGGTGAGACGGTCGCGCGGAAGCTATTACGCATGGTGTCAGTCGCTATTAACGGGACAGCTGAGTACTGGACATAGTGTATTGCTTTATATTTCTGCGTCGAGGGAGATAGCTGCGCCCATGGCGTACCGTAGACACCACCCTGGCTTTCAAAGACCTGGCCGCTGTAGTATTTTTTTAACTCGGTGCCGATCTCTTTGAGGGGTTTGCTGAAGTTTGTCAGCTTCGGGCCTAAAGCTTTCAGCTTCTGGATAAAATCCGCGCCGCCGGAAACGGTAATATTGACTGAGAGAGACATTAGTGCTTACGCCTCGCTGCACGGGTAATGGTGCCCTGGTGAGCGGCTTGTACTCGCTGTGCAGGAGTAAGGTGCCAACCGCCGTGACCGTGTTTGCCATTAAAAGGACGGATACCTTCCCGTTTTCGAGTGGCTGCCGATTTCAAAGCCATCTCAACGCGCTGTTCATGCGTGAGTCGGGCGAACCCAATCTTTTCACCCTTTGCCTTCATAGTTTCAATCGCCTTTAAGTGAGCTGCGTGCCGTTGAGCTGGCGTCTCATGAGCCCAACCGGACTTCTCTCCGCGTGACTGGCGTGTGATACGAGATTTTTTCGCATTCGCCACCCGTTCAGCGGCTGAAATATGCCACGTCATTACCATCGCCTGCCGTAGTAAGGATTACCGTAGAACTGACTGCCGTCACCGATAGGGGACTGACCTTGTATATCGCTCATGCGGAAGATGCGTGGTGCTCCGCCTTGAGTAGGATCGGCAGACGCCGAGGTACCATCCGGCCAGCCACCAGCTTCACCTTCGCCGCCTTCGAGGGCCAAGCTCTTGCCGTCTTTGGTCATCAACTCTTCTTCTTTGATCACCAGCTCGTCAAGTGCCAGCATACCGTCGTCGATCATGCTTTGGCCGTTGATCTTCGGATCAGAAATAGCACTGTACTGGGCTTTACGCAAGGCTCCGGCGGCGAGGCTGATTACGATCTGCTTCAACGTGTCGGGGATTGGCGGCTGCAGCGGTATGTCATAAAACTTGTTCAGCCTGCCGTGGACTTTGTCGTAGGCCCACTGGCGTTTCTGGTCGATAAGCGTGTCGCTCACATAGACGGCATTCTGGAAACCTGCCTCTTGCCGGATTTCGCCTAAGCTACAATATTCAACCGTAAACGTACCCCGTACTGCCCGGCTTGAGCCGAGATCAGTGTGGGCAGTCGTGACAGAGTTGTAATGCGTGTATTTGTACCAGTAGTTGCCACTGCCGGATGCATCCGTATAGGAGGTCGTGGTACCATTCGGGTCAATGGTTACAGGGCTGCCAAGCGGACTAAAAACGGTATCTGCCGGTTGCGTACCGTCCACATTAGCCGCCCGGTAGACTTGGAGCTGGTCGCCGAACAGAGCGTAGACATCTTCATATTGATCGTGGGCAAGTTTTGTAGGCGTTGCGAGCGGTATTGTACCGGCAGTCGTTATCGTGCCTGCTTGCAATAGCTCGGCGTTATTAGAGCCGATGGTGCCATGGAGAATAAAGCCACTGTTCGCAAAGTCGTTCGTATTGTCCACGGAGAGGCTGCTCGCACCGGCGGCAATATTGCCGCTAAGCTGGGTACGGTCAATAATGTTGGCTTCGTCGAAGTTGGTGAGAGCAAGCGTCTGTGCCATACGTTGTCCTTATGTTACAGGGTTATTACATCAATGTCATTGGTGATCTCAATCGCGCTGCCTGAAGCGCCATTACTGAGGTAAACGGTCGATGACTCTACCGCCAGAGTAATAACGTTGCTGACGACGAATGAAGCCAGGAGCAGCAGTTGGCTATATGGTACGGTATTGTAGGCGAACGTGTTATACATAAAATTATTCGGTTGCGGTACTATCCTCAGCAACAGGAGCATGTATGCTGACTCTGCTGTCGGCGGCCTGTAACTGGGCTATCCGAGTATTTAAGTTCTGAATGTTTTGTTGAGCTTGCTGCCCTTGCTGCTGAGCGGCATTTAACATGTCATACCAGTCACTTTTCATGATTTTAAGCTGGTTAATATCGGTAATCGTTTCTAGGTTCATACGTTCTCCTTACACTACTATAGTAGCGGTTGCTTGATTAAAGGCGTTTTTTAGTTCTAAGGCTAAGTCGTGTCCGGCCTGAGCGGCATTGATGGTCGTATATATCTGCTGCGGAGTGTAGGCGGTCGTGTTGAAAGCCCCGTAATTGGTAATGGTCTGAACGTCCCGCAGTGACCCGTCGGAGCCTTGGGTTTTCATGTTGGTAATGACTGCAACTAGATAAAAGCCAGGATTGCCACTAGTGTCACGCGCTGGCTCATTATAGCGAAGCACCTGCTGCACGTCGACCAAGTTTGTATAGATAACGGTTTGACTCATGCTAACAATCCTTCATTTCTCAAAGCCTTTACAATTTGCGCTAAAGTGTAACCATCAAACGTACTGGCAGAGTTAAGGGCGGTTCCAGAGTTCGCGACCAATGTTGATGCAGCGACCGCTGTAGTCGGCTGAACTATTGGCGCGGCATTCCAGAAACCGAGCTTTTGAGTAATGGCGGTACCTATCTTCGTACCAGTCGTGGCTCCTGGTATTATGTTGGCCCCGTCATCAAAGACAATATTAAAGCCAGGCGCTACATAACCACCACCGAATAAGTTAAGTTGGCCCGTAACTCCCAGTTGTCCAGCCGTTGCGCCGTCTATGTAAGCCGTAGCATTGACATAGGTGCGTACGCCATAGATATATTGCCAGTAGTTCGATGCTGTGCCAAGAGTTTTTGCATTATTTGTGCCTGGATAGAAGTTAGCCGAAACAATGATGCTATTAGAGGCTGAATTTATCTGCACGTCACCTGAACCGGCTGTCTGGAGTTTCAAGGTAGCGCCGTACGCCTGGAAGTTTACATATCCGGTGCTGCTTTGCATCTCAAAGCTCATATCTGGCAAGTTCGAGACTTCAAAGAAGTTGCTGGTATTTCCCATATCTGGTGTAAACGTCATGCGGCTATTAACGCGCTGGTAGATATGGGATTGATTGCCGCTGGCGCCGTTGTAAATATACGCTTCGATGGCGTTCATATTGCCATTGGGGTCTAAATAAACAGAATAAGCATTGTTGTAAGACGGTGGGCTGGAATTGGCCGACGCTGCGCCGGTATCGGTGAAGCTGGTACTATTGCCAGCTGGTGCGTAATACACGTTTTCACCGTTCGCAGAAGTACCACGATAAATACGATAACTTTTGCCGCCGTTTACTCCCGGCCACGAAATCGCCACGCTTCCCGTCGTTCCGGTGGTAGTAACAGATGCTTCGGTCGAGGCAGACGTTTCACCACCACGGTTATCTAAGGCCGTAATCTTATAGTAGTACGTTGCAGCGGCTAGTGTTCCACCAGTAGTACTAGCAGTTAGGGTCGGAGTGCCGGGCAGTTTCATGGCAACGCCGTTGTAACCGACGGTAGCCAGATTATTATTGAACATCTTGCCAGCAAGCGTCTGAGTACCGATAGTCATCATGCCAGGGTTAGTAATGTCGGCTGGTCCGAATGTGATAGTCGTACCGCTGATAGCCGCGCCGTTGATTTCTGAGGTGGTCGAGAACGTGCCGACTGTTGCAACGCCGCTGCCGCCACCACCGACGCCAACCGCAGCGACTACATACCAGTTACTACCGTTACTGGCGTACTGCTGCTCGGAGTACTGAGCGGTCAAGGCTTGCGTAGTAGCGCCGTCTATGGTTCCAGCAGCGGTAGCGACTGTCACAGTAAAGGCCGAAAGGTTTTTAACCGAGTACGTACGGCCCGTAATGCCTACGGGAGTGGGAAGTGTGACGGTTATAGCGGCCCCAGGATTTGCTAGGATGGTTGAGTCAGTAGCTAGGATGGTATACGCGGCGGTAACAGTGGTCACAGCGGTAGAGATGCCACCGGCGACCTGTAGTTGAGTGTTAGGCGTAATCGTGCCTATACCAATAGTAGTGCCATTGGTAGCACTACCGCCGGTGGAACCCTGGTCGGTGATCGTCAGGTTGACATTATCCCGTACAACTGGTCGCGTAGCACCAGAACGGAGTATGACGGTACCGCCATTTTCCATACGATTTTTAGCTATAATCGTATCAACCGCTGCCCCTTGGACGTCGATGGCTAGACCGTTTAAGGTGAACCAACAAGAGTCAATGATCGAGCCTGGTTCATTGACGTAGACGCCGGTGGTGCCGTTATTTTCAATCCAGCAGTCTTGCAAGCGATTAAACTTACCGGATAGTACTGCACCGTAGCCGTTGTTAGTCTCCATGATAGTGCCGATAAAGACATTCCCCGTTGAGCCGTTACAACGCAGGCCGGAGGCACCACTGACGGCGCCGTAGAACCAACCGCCTATAAACGTATTGGCATTGGAGGTGTTATCTACCATCACGTTCGCGTAGCTGCATCCGGTAGCCACGACATTGTTAAATGTACAGTCAATAGCTTGGGTCAGGTACAGCCCGACTCCCCAGCCAGAACCAGCCGTAAAGCCCTTAAAACGGATATTCTCGAATACTCCTTGATAGCACTGAGTAATACGCAGTCCCATGCCACCCGTCGCGTTGCCGACAAATGACAGGCCCTTGACGCTTACGAAGTCTCCGGCGGTGGTCAACGTTCCGGTAATTACCAGTGTGGAGTTAGCAATAGATGAAGTACCTGCCCCGTTAGTCAGTATGGAGCCGAAGCCTTCACCGATGAAGCTGATCTGCTTACCAGCCGTTAGGGTGGCACTCAAGCCAGTAGCGATAAAGTAGTTACCGATTGGGAAGTACACCGTAGCGCTGGTGGTGGCGGCGATTGCGGCAGTAATAGCCGATTGGATATTGGCCGTGTCGTCAGTGTAATAACTAAATGTCGCTGGATTAACACTCGTCGAGGCAGCAACAGCTAACGTAACAGTCGTCGCGTTGACATATGTAATGGTGGTGTTGAGGACAGCTCCGGATGCCCCGGCACCGGCAATGGATATATTTTTACCAGTATCAGCTGATGTGAAAGCTGCGGAAGCGGAGGTAAAGCTTGTTGATGCAGCGGTAACCACTCCGTCGGTAACAGTCTTAAAGTCGCCTTTCGCGCCGTAGGCTTTCACATTAAATAGTTGTCCGCCTTTATCTTGAAGCCCAGAGATCGGGCCAGTCATTGTACCGCCCGCCAAAGCTAGTTTCGTATCGGCATAATTTTTAGTAGCCGCATCTTGAGCGGTAGTTGGGTCGAGTAAGTTAGTCAGCTTATGGGTGTTAATCGAGTAGTCGGCGGTAGCTGCACCGACATCGTTCAGGACAGCCGCCGTGAAGCCGCCGCTGCTATTACCTTTTAAGGCTGTCAGTACCGTGGCTACGGGAGCGAAATCTGTACCGGCTAAAGCTTGTGCAAGACCCGTACCCGTTCCTTTTAACATCCCATTCAAGTTAGTCCCGACAGTGATAGCCGGAGTAGTCGTAGCGGTTGCTACGGTGCCTTGGAAGCCGTTAGCTGATACTACCGAGACTGAGGTGACGGTTCCGGTGCCTGACACTGAAGCCCAGGAAGCATTGCCCGATGCGTCAGAAGTCAATACCTTGCCCGACGCTGGTGTACCGCCAGTTACTTGAAGCGTAGCGAGTACTACATTATTCCCTAGAACCAGGTTACCGGCTGTGGCGATTAAATGAGCATTCGTTCCGTCATGGTAGATGTCTAAGGCTTGCGTGAAACCTTTATTGCCTACTCTGAGTTTCGGGGTATGGTTCAGGCTCCATATAGTAACGTTTCCAGTGTAATCCACGGTGCCATTAAGGTTAGGCCGTAAGTTAAGATCACCCGTACTTGTTTCTAGCTCAGTGTTGGAGCCATCGAATGTCCAGTCGGCGTAATCAGTTCCATTAGGCCCTAATAACGTAGCAATTGGTGGCGCATTCGTAACGCCTTGTATGCGGAAATCGGTAAATCCTCCGGCGCTAGAGTTCTGACGCATCACGAACGCATCAACGCCGTTAAACTGTGCTTCCAGCAATTTTTGAGTAGTAGCGGTACTGGTAGTATTATTTATAACTAGTTCGCTACTAGCTGAACTCAGTGTCAGTTGTCCGTCAATGGTCGCGTCGGCGGTGGCGTTCCTCGTAGGTGCGGTATACGTCGCGGTAGCTTGTCCAGTATCATTAACTGATGTGCCGATGACTGCTAGTGCCAGACTGGTAGTCGTATTTGTTTTTAAGACGTCATATGACACAGCACCAGTTACCGCTGTCCAGGAGATTGCGTTGTAGTTGGTACTGCTTAACGTGGCGTTACCTGTAGTAGTTGTACCGACTGCACCTACTAGGGTCTTATTGCCTTGCGTATCCTTAGCGACGATGTAATAGCTGTACGATGTTGTTCCAACTGTGCCGGTCGGAGTAACGGTAGGCGCGGTGGGGGTCGTTAGTCCTTGAATCAGGACGCCGCCGCCATTCTGGGTAAACTTGCCTTTCAAGCTCATGTTTCCTGCACCATCATCTAATATGTTGGTCAGGCTTGACGGGGCAGTAACGGCTGGCGTTTGACTGGTACCGATTATCGTGTTCCCACCGTTGAAGGCTTTACCGACGTAGAGGATATTGGTGGCGTCGGCATAGCTGAACTGTGCGCCATTATAAGTACAGGTCATTTGTCCGGCGTTGGTTGTCGAGTCGTTGGTATTGATCAGCTGGAAGGTAGCGTTTTTAGAGATTAGCTTTTGGGTTGGAGCTACTACCGTGGAGGTCTGCGCGGTACCGTCACCAGCGAAGATAGGAGTGGTGCCGCCAACGTTCCCAATGTCAAATGTCAGGTTAGTCGCGCCGTTACTATTGATAATTGCCGCGTTCGGGGTCGCATCCATGTAGATGTTGTCGATGGTTATGTTACCTGACATATCCCCGGCGGTGTCGTTGATATTGATGACCGAGTTGCCGATCTTGACGGTCGGGCCGGTGTTCATAAAGATGTCTCTAAACGAGGCCTGATTGAATCCAGGAGAAGCCGAAGCCGAGCCGAAAGTTATGCCGTTGAAAGGTGTTGAATAGCCGGTGTTGTATGTACCGCCACTGATAAACACTTGGCTCATCATTAGCTGTTGGGTATAGGAGTCGGCATAGAAGAAATCCCCGTTAACCGTCGGGTAGTTCTCCATCTTAAGCTGAGTAAAGTAGAAGCCGTTATTGCCGCCACCTGTTGCGCCAGTTCCCCGGTAGATTCCAACAGCTCCCAGTAAGAAGGTCTCCACCCGTATCTGGTCAAACCAGAGCATGTTTGACGTGCCGCCAGATGAGCCGTACATCTCAATAACCCGTCTGGTAGTCGAGCCACAATTATTGAACGTACATTGGCTGAAGTACGAATCTTGCATGGTATTGAAGTCCCAGGCAATATCATTCGAGCCGATAAAGCTACAACCTCTAAAAAACATCTGCTGGGCTGAATTGGTGTGAACCAGTCCGCCTGTCGAAGCGTTGCCGTTTATAGTTAGATCAACCATGCCACCGTTAGCGGTTGGGAAACCAGTGGGTCCGCCCGAACCATTCCAGGTAACGGCTACACCAAAGCTAGAGTTCTTGAGTATCTGGCTTGATTGATGACCGGCACCTCGGAGTAGTACGCCATTCCCTGAAGCCGAACCTGTGGCGCTGGTGCAGTTTAAGGTAGTAGTGATCTTATACGTACCAGCAGGGAAGTAAACGGTAGCTGTGGTGTTCTTGGAGGCTAAGGCAGCATTTATAGCACTTTGAATAGCTGTCGTATCATCATTGGAACCATCACCTTTAGCCCCATACGCCTGCACATTGAACCACTGACCGCCTTTGTCCTGAAAGCCGGTTATCGGTCCGGTCATTGTACCGCCTGCCAGAGACAGCTTCGCAGCCAGATCAGTTGTGAGATTCGTCACTTGTGATTCAGCAATGTTCGGTATATCCGAAGCAGTCGCCGCCAGTAGTGCCGTACCGTTGCCTTTTACTAGACCCGTAAGCGTAGTGGATAAGGTAATTGCCGGTGTAGTCGTAGCTGTGGCTACCGTCCCTGCTAGACCGTTAGCGCTAAGTACTGAGACAGAGGTAACAGTTCCGGTTCCACCGCCGCCAGTACCATTGGCAGCCGCCGTAATCCGTCCTTTAGCGTCAACAGTCAAGTTGGTATTAGTATACGAACCGGCGGCCACTGGTGTTGTCGCCAGCGTCGGGTTAGGATAGGTTCCGGTTAGGTCGCCACCGGCTGTACCGTTAGGAGGTAGGCTTGTAGGCAATGCCGTTCCAACAAAGGCAGTAGTCGCTACCTGAGTAGTATTAGTACCTGCTGTCGCTGTCGGGGCTGTAGGTGTTCCAGTTAAAGCAGGTGAAGCGAGTGGGGCTTTGGCCGCAAGATCAGCCGTTAGGTTGGTCACTTGCGCTTCAGTCACGTTGCCCGTGATAGTTGCGGCGGTTCCCGTAGTGTTCTGATTAAGCGTCGGCACATCGGCGGCTACGATAGCAGCCAGAGCAGCATTCGTACCGTCGGAGCGTAAGTATTTGCCTGCCGATTGGGTGCCGGTAAGTGCGTTAATTGCTCCCTGTTGGCTGCTTGATCCCGTCCCGCCGTTGCCAATAGTTACGGGAGCTTGCAAAGATAGGGTATTGCCGGATTTAGCTAATCCGTTTCCAGCGATAATTTCTCCGGCTCCCGAGAACTGCGTCCATGTTTGGGCTGTCGTATCAATAGCAATCGTGCCGGTTTGCGCTTCTACCCAGCCAGAACCCGTCCCGACAGTTCCACCTTCTACGAAAGTAAAGCTACCGGCGGCATTAGCGCCCGTATTGAAGTCAACGGGCCGCGTCCAAGAGCCGATGGCGGCTAGCCAAATACCGTTTTGGCTGGCAGTAGTTTGGGCGGTTAGTAAGATACGGTCACTCGCTAGTAGGGTATAGCCATCAACAGTCTGCAGGGCGCTCAAGGATACATTAGCTGTAGCAACAACTTTTACGGAAGCTTTGATACTCAAGCCCTGAGCAACGCCATCGACGTACGCTTTCTGAGCGGCATCAGTCGCATTCGTAGTGGTAGGCACGGTAACAGTACCAGTAAATGTCGGATTCGCAAGAGGTGCTTTAGAAGCTAGGTCACTCGTTAAGCTGGTAATATCCCCTTCAGCGAGCGTAATAGCTCCCGTACGTCCGGCTACTGAAGTGACAGGGTATGGAGGTGTGTTTGTAGCTGAGTACTTAGCTGCCAAATCAGTCGTAAGGTTTGCTATGTCACTTTCTGCAATCGTGACATTCGATGATAACGCATGGCCGTTGACCGTGGTAGAAGTGGGGACTTTAGCCGCTAAATCAGTCGTCAGGTTTGCTATGTCTGTTTCGGCAAGCGTAACGACTCCGGTTTTACCGGCCACGCTGCTCACGGGATAGGGTGGGGGATTGGTGCTTGAGTACTTGCTGGCTAATGCCGGAACTGTCGGCGCTGCTGCGGTGCCTGCAAGATCACCAGCAAGCTCTATCACACCATAGGTAGTGGTGGAGGCTGCTGGCAAGTTTGCCACTGGAACGGCGCTAGAGCTATTTAATGGAGCATAGCCGTTGGCAACCCCTTTACTTGCGGTTCTTTCATAAGGATACGTACCAGTGGCAGGCGTACCGGCCTCAAGGTTATTCACGGACGTCTGTAGATCGGTTGTGTCAGCGGCCTCGACTAACAGGGCAACGGTGCAGGGTGAGACGTGCGTCTTTGTCGTGGGGGTAATTGTTACTGTATCGCCCGAACGCGCGGTACAGACAACCTTCTCCATATTGGGATCAAGCGCCGGGTTAGTGGGATACAACGTGCCATTCCAGAATGTCAGCCGGAAACCGTTGCCAGGCTGGGGGAATTTCGTGCCAGTACCCAAAGTAAGCGCCACAGAGGTGACGCCGATCGTAGATAAGTTGGTGGCAGTAGACGAGATGGCGCTGTCCGCTACCTGGTAAAAGGTCGTCACCTATGACTCCAATGACGTTTAGGTTTCTACGTACATGACTACTTTAGTAGTGCTCGCGGTCGTAGGCTGGGCGACACTGTAGGTCACAGTGAGGGTGTACTTTCCGCTTAGTGGCACACGCAGGTCGTTGGTGAGCAGATTGATACTGGCACCGCTATTTGCAGCTAGACCGCTCTTGGTATAGACAATATTGCCATCAAGATCGACGAGCGTGAACGTCATGGTCGCCGAAGCATCAACGGCAGCAGGCGGCGTGACGATAATCTCCCGCAGGATACCGTTCAAGGAATTCAAGAACGTCGCAGTTGTCACCCCAGCACCGGAGGTGACAGTGACGTTAACTGACTCGCGCCTTATCCTGCCGGTATATATAGGCATCGTTTAGTCCTTAACCGAGCTGCGCCATATCCTGGGCGACTTGCTCTTGCGTGGGTTGTTTAGATGCTGTTTGTGGTGGGGTTTGTTGGGCGGCGTCTGGGTTAGCATCTGCAACCGGTTGTGTGACAGTCTCAGTAGCGGGGGCGGCTGCCGCTACCGGTTGGCTTTGGCTATCTGGTTGGACATCTACCTTTGACGCAGTCATCGTGTCATGCTGTGGGAAACCGTCAGGAGTGGCCACCATGTTCTGTGAGCCTGTACCGCTAGCCGTCATGGTATCTTCGATGAACGGCTCAAGACGGCCGATAGCTAACAATGGAGCGGCTTCATCGTCGTTCTTCAGGACGATATCGCCAGTCTCGTGGTAGCCAGTGTCATCTTTCAGGTTTCCATTTACCGTATATTTACTCTGCATTATTCCTCCTATGAAGTGGTGCCTGAAGCTTCGGTGACATCGGTTGTCGCGATATAGATCGCGAAGTTATGCGTACCATTAGGGGCGGTATTCGTAATGATAGTGTTGCTGCTGATTAATGCGCTACTAAGTGAGCTGGAAATGGCCACAGTCGGCTCAGTCGCCTCGCGGAGACCATCAGCAAAGGCATCAAGTACCGACCCCTCAAGTAAGTTGCGGTCAAGGCCAAATTTGACGCCCGTTCCGATATTGATAGTAGTTGCGGCGACTGTCGGTAACACGACCGAAGTAATCGTCTTAAATGCCTTATTCCCTAAGACTGGGGTTATGCCGTTCAATGCCAACGTCTCGCTGATCACCTGGTTTCGTATATCTGTACCATTAATCGTGACGTTTGAAGTGGCAGCACCGGAAGCGACGATCTGGACATTGCGCGGATGGTTCGGCTGAGCCGAAAAGGCCGCCAGTGTTGAACCGTCCAAAGCGTGCGCACTGGTGTAGAAGGTCGCATTGGCGGCCAACGGTGCCGTCCATTGCTGGCGGCGGATATAGCCGCTCTGCGATTGGACTTGCTGGAAGTCTACCCGCTGCTCAAGATATTTAAATAACGTGAGTTCTGGATAAGTAGGACCCCTCTCCGATGAGTTAGAATAGGAGTTAGACAAACAGCTTCTATCCATCATCGGAGGGATCTCGCAATGAGTTTACTCGAGTTGTTCTGCGAGGCTCGA